CAACAATGCCAAGATCGGCTCGTCTGGCTACGGAGCCCAGATTGGTTCGTCTGGCGACGGAGCCCAGATCGGTTCGTCTGGCAACGATGCCAAGATTGGCTCGTCTGGCTACGATGCCCAGATTGGTTCGTCTGGCAACAATGCCAAGATCGGCTCATCTGGCGACGGAGCCAAGATTGGCTCGTCCGGCTACGATGCCCAGATCGGTTCGTCTGGCGACGGAGCCCAGATTGGTTCGTCCGGCTACGGTGCCAAGATTGACAGCACTGGCGAAGACTGTGTCATCATGTGCGCAGGTATTAACTCAGTGGCAAAAGCCTCAAAAGGATCATGGGTAACACTATCCGAATGGTCTTATTCTGAGGAAAAACAAAGATATATTCCCATTTGTGTAAAAACGGAATTTGTTGATGGAGAAAAGATAAAAGCAGATACATATTACAAATTAGCTGGAGGGGTATTTAAAGAAATACAATAGTCCCAAGGCATTGCTTATCGGAGGATCGCATGAGAGACATCTACATCAAAGACCCCGACGGCGAACCGGAGTACGACGGGGAGGAGGACAACGAGGAATATGAGGAGAGCATGGAAGAGCTTAGGTTCCTATGTGATTCATATAATTGGTAACACCTACCCTTACGAGGTGCAACCCCGACCCAGACCGGCAACCGATATCCTAGACAAGTGGTAGGCCATGACGATATCATTGGCCCGGTGGAAAGGGACACGGTAGTGAGGGAAGGGCGGCCGATGGTCTTAGTCCGGGTTCGACTCCCGGAGGCTGACGAAACATTTTAAAAATAAATATTATGCCTATTTTAAAGAAAACAGACGTTAGGCCGCTTAGACCTATTATCATGGTCATTTATGGCACACCGGGAACAGGAAAGACATCCCTTTCCAACACGAGCGAGAACCCATTATTGATTGATTGCGACCGGGGATTTGACCGGGCGGCGAATCAGGTCGACACGCTTACGGCGCAAACATGGGAGGATATCCTCTCCGAGGAAAGCTCGATGAAAGGATATAAAACCATTATCGTGGACACGGCGAAATCTATGCTGGATGATTTCTTGGCCGTATATGGGGTTAAGCAAGATTACAAGCTGAGCAAGAACAAGCTTAAATTGTTCGGTTACATAGCGGACGAGTTCAAGAACTTCGTCAACAGGAGACGGTCCGATTGCTCGGATATCATCTTCGTATGCCATGACAAGGAGACCCAAGAGGGAGACTTGATAAAGCATTCCCCGGACTGCACGGGACAATCCAAGGACCTATTGATCCGTATAGCGGATCAAGTGGGATTTATCACCATGATAAACGAAAAGAGAACCATATGTTTCGATCCTACGGATACCACCGTAGGGAAGAACGTGGCGCAAATACCGCCAACCGTGATACCCGAATGCAACTCAGCGGAGTTTCCCTCCTTCATGGCCGGTATAGTGTCAAAGGTTAAAAAGGCCATACAAAGCAAGACCGAGGAACAAAGGATCGCCATGGAAGCGTTGGATCGAGCGAATATAGCGCTGGAAGCCGTGGAGACGGAGGAAGAGGCGAACCGTATGATAGAGATAAAACAATCTCTAAACAAGGTATTCGAGAGACCTTTCAAGGAGAAGATGATAAAAGTCCTAGGAGAGAAAGGATTCGTATTTAACAAGGAAACGGGTAAATTCGTCAAGGATGAAAAGGTTGCTTAGGGTGACCCAACTGGAGAAGTTCAGGCGTTACATAACGGAACATTCCGAATATGATGACGAGCGATCGGTCATAGACAATCTCACCGGGCAATTCACGGGAAACCAGTATACGAGAGTGGGGACGGCCTTCCATAAGATAGTGGAAGGCGATACCCTCGGATGCAAAAAGATCCCGGGGACGGAGACGGAGATCCCGGGGAGGGAGTTCGATATAGACGGCTACCCCGTGAAGCTGGACTTGAAACAATGCAAGACAGCTCTGGAATACAAGGACCGCTTCCCCAATGCCTTCCACGAGATAAGGGAATACATGGACATGGGGGAAATAGTCATAACGGGTTGTGCCGATATCATAAACGGACTTGAGATAAGGGATATAAAGACGAAATACTCCCCTATAAAGGACTCCGATTATACGGATAGTTGCCAGTGGAGATTCTATATGGAGCTATTCGGCGTGGGAGACTTCTTTTTCGACTTGTTCCAGTTCGTTGGATACGAAAAGGACAAACATGGTTATGATGTCCGTGGACTGGAGCTTAAGCCTTACGCCCCGGCTATCGGATGTCATTGGTACAACACCATGGAGCAAGACAATCGTATATTGCTTAAGGAGTTCGTCCAATGGTCCAAGTTCAGGGGGCTATTCGATAATTTACCAATCTACAAATCATAAAAGAGCATGAGCAAGAGCATAAACCAATGCCTATTGATAGGCAACGTAGGTAAGGACCCGGAAATAAGGACTTTCGATAATGGGGTCAAGGCGGCGACATTCTCCTTGGCTACCTCCACCGGAGGTTACAAGAGGCAGGACGGCACGGATGTGCCGGAGAAGACGCAATGGCATAACGTCGTGGCATGGCGTGGACTGGCCGATATAGCCGAGAAATATATCCACAAGGGAGACAAGGTGACAATCCTAGGGACGATCAATTACAGGGAGTACGAGAAAGACGGAATAAAACGGTATGTTACCGATATATTGGCATACGATATCATGTTATGCGGAAAGAGCGACAGCGCCGGTTCCAGACCTCAAGTGACCGCCAACGACGTTCCATCCCAATCTGATTTCCCGCCTATGGCTCAACCTATAGATGATATTCCTTTTTGATATATGCTTATAAATCCAACAAGCGAGTTCGACCGGGAACGAGCCGACATGTACTATAAGAAATTAATGTCCGGCACCGATCCTTTCGAGATCACGAAGAAAGCGAGGCGAAGGACCTTGAACCAAAACGCCCTTTTCCATCTATGGTGTCAAGTGATATCGGATCATATCGGCTATACCTCCTTAGAAGATTGTAAACGGGATGTCAAGAGGGCTTTGCTAGGGATGAGAGAAGATACGAACAGGATAACCGGGGAGAGGCAAAAGGTAGATTACCAGACTTCCGCCATGACAACCTCCGAACTGTCCTCACTCATGGATAAGATGAAAGTCTGGGCGCAAACCGATCTGGGTTGCTATCTTCCCTATTTCGGCGATCCCGGCTACGAGGAAATGTATCAACAATACTGCAGGAGATGAGAAAAAGCGACAGGCCTCCAAATTATCTTATAGATAAGATCGTGAGGCATACCAACATTATTATTACCGCTCCTTATGGCAGCGTCAAATACATGGATGCTGCCAGACTCCTTAAAAAGGAGGTCAAGAAGCTGGAAACCTATAAGAAAAATGAGATATCTTAAATACTGCCTCAATGAGGCATGCTCTAAAAGACATTGCCTCTGTCATAAACGGCAGAGACATTGGAAAGACCCGTCTAAAAAAGATGGGGAAACTGTAAGGACGGAATCGGCCTTACTTGACGGGAACACCCCTTGCAAGGGGTATGTACCACAATACGAAAGAAGAAAATACAATATTAAATATTAATGATATGGGAAAGAGAAAAGAAGGTTCTTACAACTTTGACAAGAACGTACAAATGTTTTTGGCTTGCGCAAAGGACGATAACCGTCCCGCAATGGAATGCGTATATTTCAAGGGAGATTGGGCCTACGCCAGTGATGGACATATTCTCGTCAAAAACAGGATATCCGAATGCTCAAACCTTGACGAAGCCATGATACAGGCGTTAGACGGCAAATTGCTGCATAGTCTATTTTTTAAGGACATGTTGAAATATGATGACATCCTTATCTCTGATGACGGAATAGAGTGCCATAAGAAGAATGACAAGGCGTTCTTCTATTTCGCGGATGAGAACTTAAAATATCCAGACGCAGAGAAAGTGATACAAAATTATCTGGCAAAACCCAGCGTTCCGCTTCCTCAAATATCCTTTAACATGGGCTTATTCGACATAATGAGGAAAGCTTTATATGAATGCGATCGATGCACGGCTACTTTCAAGGGCGTTAACGATGCCATCATTTTTGACAGCATGGTAGAAGACGTAAGCAGTATCGGATTAATCATGCCTTTATACAATGAGGCGTTAAATCAAGAAGCTAATTAATATTAGAGTGAGTTTTCCATAGTATTTGATTTAGGTTAGTTAATGATTATCCCCGCCGCCCGTGAGGATATGCGGGGATTTCGGGCGGTAAGTATTCTAGGATGAAACGTTACGGAGTGCGCATGACGTAAAGAGGCCGGTTCGATCCCGGCAGCGTCCACGAATAACAAACATATAATTATGGAAACAATACAGAATTTAGATCACTTGACAATGGCCATGTACCTTATCACCGCAATACTCGGACTTATAGCAGTGATCTTGGCCATATTCTTACTAATAAACGATAAAGAAAGGAGGAATCCGTGGGAAAGAAAAAACATGATTTAGTGATAGCCGTTGACCCGGACATAGATAAATCCGGCATATGCGTACTGTCTCCTTCAACGAGACAGCTAATTCTAAAGAGCCTCCCCTTCCCTGTGTTGGTCGATTTCATAAAGGAGGCAAGAGAGAGATACAAGGGGGTAGACATAGTGGTCATTGTCGAGGCCGGATGGCTTAACGAAAAAAGCAACTACCATAAGGCTAGGGGTAAATCCGGCGAGAGGATAGCCAAGTATGTAGGTCGTAACCAGCAAACCGGGATATTGCTTCTCCAGATGTGCGAGCACATAGGGATTCCCTGCGAGGAGGTAAAGCCTTTGACCAAGCATTGGAAAGGGGACGAGGGCAAGATAACCCATGAGGAACTCTCCTACATAGTCGGTCCCTTGCCTAAGAGAACGAACCAAGACCAACGTGACGCTACGATTCTGGCTTGGTGGTACGCCGATCTACCAATAAAAATAAAGACTTGGTGATATGGCGAAGAAGAAAGACGAGCAAGAAAAGGTGAAATGTGGCGATTGCGCCAACGGACATCCTCACAAGGGGCTATGCGTTTGGTGCATCATACATGACGCTGGACGGGTAGCTAACTCCACGAGATTTTGTAACACTTTTAAAAAGAGATAACATGGATATAAAGAAAATGTCAAACAGGGATCTCAAATATGGCATAGACCGATGCAACGCAAGGTTGGCCGGGATAATGCCAATGGGATACATGGACAAGGAACGATGCCTTCAGGCGTTGGAGCAATATAGGCAGGAGTTGTATAACAGGGGGATAATATATTAAAGGAAGGCACGATGGATTATAAGGAACAAATAAAAGACCCTAGATGGCAAAGAAGAAGGTTAGAAATATAGAGCAGAGATAATTTCGCTTGCCAAATATGCGGAGATACAGATAATACGCTTCATGTACATCATCTAGCATACGAACAAAATAAAAAAATATGGGAATACGATGACTGGCAATTGATTTCACTTTGCGAAAAATGTCATGAAGATGAACATAAGAATGCGCTTAACGATATACTTGAAACAATAAGATCCTTACAGAAGATGGGAATAACCTTATTTGAAATATCCTCTTTACTATGGGATATAAATATATCGATATATCTTGAGCACGATGATGCAATATTAAAAGTGACGGGCAATGACGGAAGCTATTTCCATAGAGAAAACGAAATATTAGCCTTAACCCAAAGAAGGATTAAAGCTAAAGAAAAACTATATAAAGAAAACGAAAGAAAACGAAAAGACTTTAGAGAAAAGAACAAAGATATTCCTTTTTAATAAAACACTAGAACATGGCATATAGATATACAGATACGAACAAATGGACGGATAACTGGTTCTGCGACCTGAAAGCGACTAGCAAGCTTCTGTTCTTGTACTTGTGCGACCTTTGCGACCTAGCTGGCTTCATGGAAATAAACGAGAAGAAGATCAGCTTTGATCTAGTACTAGGTAAGCAAGAAGTTGAAAGAGGCCTAAGGGAGCTTGAAGGACGATTACTTTATTCGGTGGACGGTAAGTATATTTATATACGTAATTTCATCAAGCACCAAAAGAACCTTCCCTTGAATTCTAAGAACGCTGCGCATAGAGGTATAATAAGAAGATTAGAGGAAATGAAGCAATTGTTTGGTTTCCAATCAATTGAAGATTTCTTTAAAAAGCCCCTTGGTAGCCCCTTAGTAGCCCCTTCAAAGGGGCTTGATAGCCCCTATGGTATAGGTATAGGTAATATAGATAGTAATAGAGTTAAGGATAATATAGGGGGTATGGGGGAAAAAGAAGGAGAAGAGGAAGAGGAAGATGAAAATACGGATAATTGGAGAGAAAGCTTCGATGTGTACTGCGATCGGTTGAGAGAAGCCTATGAATCCTTATCTAACGATGACGAGTTCATAGCTCAACGCCAAAGTCTGCATCCGGGCATAGACATCCGATTGTCGCTAAAGAAAGCGTATTTAGACTACTGGAGCACCGAATTAGGATGGAAGAAGAAAAAAAGCTCGAAAAGCTCTAATATAGACTGGAAAAGGACGTTCATAAACGCCTTGGATCTTCCTTCTAACCAAGTAAAAAAAGCTAGAGGTAAAGTGGATCTCAAATCCCTAACATCAATAAAGCAAACTAATCTATACTCATATCTGGAAAAGGAGGCTCCTCTGATACTAGAGATGCCCATATTCCCTTCAGACGAGGAGATAGAGATCCTAAACCGTATGAACAGAAAGCAATTAACGGAAATAGTCAAGAAAATTAACAACGACGATCGCCTCATAAAGTTCAAGAATAGCATTTTTGAGACGATAATGGAGGTAAAGAAAAAAGATTATGGAAATTAACAGGGTAGTCCCCCACGATACGGAGGCCGAGAAAGTCGTGCTGGGGACGATAATGACGGAAAGAAACGCATTGAATGAGGTAAGGGATATATTATCCCCTTCTTGTTTCTATGATCCTTTCCATAGGGCCATGTTCGAGGCTATATCCAACATAGACGGAAGAGGAGATAGACCGGACATGATAGCCGTAGCCAACGAGATGATGAAAATAGACCCTTCCACGGACATGCTAAGGTTAAGCCAAGTATCCACATGCATGACATTCGACATCTACCAGCATGCCGCCCTACTGCATGACAAGGAGAAGAGAAGGAGATTTATTGATATCGGAGAGGAGTTGATATCAAGGGCTTACTCCGAGTCGGACGATATCGTTGACACGTTATCGGATACAGAGGACAAGCTCAAGGGGCTTTTCCAGACATCGAAAGACAGCGTATTTACCCTTAGGGAAGCGATCAAGGAGGTATCAAGGCAAATGGCGCTTAACGCATCCGATGACAAACAGCTAACAGGAACGCCTACCGGATTCCATGAAATAGACAAGCGTAGCGGGGGATTACAGAGATCAGATCTCATAATCATAGCGGCAGATACGTCTTCTGGAAAAACATCCCTAGCGGTAGCCTTATCGTTATCCGCCGCCAAGAATGGTGATGGGATAGCGTTCTACTCTATGGAAATGAAAAAAGAGCAGATAGCGGCTAGGATGATATCCATGGAGTCTGGGATACCCGCCAACGAGATCATGTATTCAAGACTCTTGCCCGAGCAATTCAACCGTATCGACATGGGAATAGGAAAGATCTACGATAAGCCTGTTTATTTTGACGACAGGAGCACTTCTAACATAGACACGATACTTTCATCCATCCGTACGATGAAACTCAAATACGGCATATCTGGGGCGGTAGTGGATTACCTGCAAATATTGTCCGTGAATATGAGAGGTAGCAATACCGAGCAACAAATGGGTGAGGCCGCTCGTAGGTTGAAGAATCTGGCCAAGGAACTAGACATATGGATCATCGCCTTGTCCCAGCTAAACAGGGACCAAATGAATCCGGCCCCCTCATTGGCAAGATTAAGAGCCAGCGGACAAATAGCGGAGGCCGCCGATGTTGTCATGCTGATCTATAGGCCTGAGCTTTATGGAAAATATTATCCTGAGCCTTTCCAGAATTATCCCGTGGGAGGAACAGCCATGATAGATATAGCGAAAGGAAGAAATATCGGATTAGCCAAGTTTATCGTGAAATTTGAAGCAAAGACCACTCACTTTATGGAATATGATGATAGCGGGTTCACTATAAGCCAAGAAGTATCACAAGAAGAACCATTTTAAAAAACAAATCATGGAAATAATCAACAGACTGAAGAACACCCCTACCGGTTTGATCGTGTTGGTAGGAGACATGAAAATTATCGTTGAAAAGTACAGGCCGTATTATAACGGTCAGAACAAGATCCCGTGCAGGGGATGCGTCTTCCGGGACGAGGGAGCGAGATTCTGCGAATACAGCAAGGCTTGCATGGCCCATCTTAGGCCGGACCATGAAAGCGTGGTTTTTGCTAAAACAAATAAGGTTTAATCATTCATCATAGTTGAAAGCTGCTTCATCTATGATGAGATAAATTAAAAAACAGAGAAAATGACAAATGAGGAATTGAAGAAATATAAACGGCCATTACCAATGGCATTTACGATGCTTCCGATCGATTTCATATATGAGCATATCGAGGATGAGCACGGAGTCTACGAGACGGGTATGTTCACCTACAAAGGAAAGGATATTCTCATAAATAAGGAAATGGGTGAATGGCATCTGTCCGTATCCGCCAATCACACGCTCGGATATTACGAACTGAAAGAGATACGATACAAGTTTATGCCGGACAGCATGCAGGTAGCGCAGATATTCCCTCCACGTAAGGAATTTGTTAACTTTCACGAGAATTGTTTCCACCTGTACCAAATCAAATTCGATAAATAAGTCATGAAGCAATACAACGATTGGGAAGAGATCGACAAGGACACGAACGGCCTTGTCACCTCGCTAACCTACATGGTGCTTTTCTTGAACGACCAAGTGTATAACTACACGGTATCACTCATGGAGGCCATAAGGAATAGCGAGCACTACAGGCATAACGCAAAACGGACGGCCAACGCTATCGAGAGGGGGATAAACGCTTATAACACGAACATCTTCCGGATAGCCAAGGCCAACAAGGAGGCGTTAGCCGAGATAACGCAAAGCATGGAGGAGGACGTGCAGCCTCACATAGACCGGTATTACTACACGATCAGCCAGATATTGCTGGATCACGGGGTATCCGGTTCGGCGAACAGGATAGCATCCTTGTCATCCACGATAAACATGATTGCGCAGATGTCTAGGATCACGATATACGATTTCGGCGAAAGGATGCGGGGGATCGTCCCCTTGGCGTACAATCCCTTGTCCTATCTAGATTTGGGCAGGGTAGAGTTCCTAAGTGACCGGTTATCAAGCGAGGTCACTGGAAAGGACGTGAGAATAAACTTAAATGAGCAGCCCGGGATCGTGAAGGCGTTCACGGCGATAAGCAACGCCTTGCTAAGGCCGGAGGTCTTTGAGAAGGCTTTTGAGAAAGCGGGGTAAATTATTAATTTGATCATTATGATTCATGAGCGGAAACAGAAATAAACTTATAGCCTTCAATTACTTCGGAGGGAAATTCACTTGGTTGGAGTATCTGTACACGAACTTTCCAAGAGATTTCACCCATCTGGTCGATCTGTTCGCCGGAAGCATGGCCGTATCTCTCAATTATCCGGGAAGGATCATTAAGACAGCAAACGAGATAAACGGGGATATAACCAACTTCTTCGAGGTATTAAGGGATCATGAGCCGGAGTTGACAAGGTTATTGCTGTTAACCCCATGCTCCGAACTGGAGTATAATAACTCATGGGAACCTTCCGGGGATAAGATAGAGCGTGCAAGGAGGTTTTACGTCCGTATCCGGCAATCATTCTTCGGGCTGGGAGCGCAACGAAAAAACAAGGGATGGCATTGCGCCAAGAGCCATGTTAACGCTAGAGGTGGTGAGACCGTATCCCGATGGAACAACGCGATAGAGAAACTGCATGAGGTAGCCGAGGTGATCCGATCCAATTTCCAGATCACCAATATGGACTATAAGGATTGCATTGATCGGCTTGATTTCCCAAACGCTTTCTTCTACGCCGACCCACCCTATCCGCTTGAGTGCCGGGCCTCTTCGAATGATTACAAGTACGAGTTCCCGGACGATAAGCATCGTGAGCTTTCCGATCGTTTGCATTCGATCAAAGGCAAGGCAATGATAAGTAGTTATGACTGTCCGTTAATGCGGGAGTTGTACGGGGATTGGAACATGATAAAGTTCCCGGTCAAGAAGAATAACATCCGGAGCAGTGAGGTACAGGAGGTGATTTGGATTAATTATGATTTAGAGAAAACATTGTTTTGATATGAGAAATAAAGAACTAATCGCTCTATTACAAGAGCAAGATCCGGAAGCGGAGATAATGATCCGCACGTCCGACGATCAATATTACTACGATTTAGTGGACGTGTTCACGGATAAGGATGGGGATGTCATAATACAGGAGGGGTAAATATGGCTAAAGAATACGCTATAGGCGAGACGTTCCGTCAAGGGAAGGTTAATCTAAAGGTTTGCGAGGGTCTTTGCATTGACTGCTATTTCTTTAGCAGACCTAAAGGAGAATGTGGGAATATGGCTTGTTTGGATCTCCAAAGAGAAGACAATCAAGATGTAATATTTTTAGAGGTGAAGGAGGATAAATATGAGTAGACTAAAGATACTAAAATCCTCTCTTAAAAAGAAAGAGGATAAATTAGACAAAAAGATCAACGAACACTTTGGGGATGTAGCCTCCGCTAACGGGCAACCTCTTAACGATAAGAGGAACGGCCCGGCCACTATGCGAAGATGGGATAGGCAGAACAACGCTATATCCAATCTCCAAAAGGAGATAGACAAAACCAAGTCGGCCATAGAGCGAGAGGAAAGTAAGCTCATAGGCATGGCCCGTAATAAGGAGCTAATGCCAAAGGAGATCACAGATCTTATCGATAATGGCATATTGATACAATGGGGTAAATATCCGCATATATTGTTTGTTGACGGCGTGGATAAGGCACGGATAATCTGGGATAACAAGAAGAAGATGGTCATGCACAAGTTTGCGGACTCATTAAAAGACAAAGAGCAAAGAAAAATATTCGCCCGGGTGTATAATTCGCTTCATGAGGCGATCAACAAGAAGGAGAAATAAAGCATGAAGAAAATAATGTTCAATGACCGATTTAACAATTAAATAAACAATCATGAATCAAATTTGCACGAATAAAGAACAATCCCACCGGCTATTAGAGGCCGGGGTGAACCCGAAGACGGCGGACATGTATCTTGACGAGTTCGAATGTCCGGTCGCATTTGAATATAGAAGGATTGAAGGGCACGTGGGTCAAGATATGGCATTCCCGGCTTGGTCTCTATCCAAGCTGATAGACATGATGCCTAAATCATACCAAGATGATATTGACGGGATGGTTTATTACCTATCCGGAAATTTCGTTGAGTTAATGTACGCATCGGACTGGATCAAGGACGGGGAAGGTGACAATACTTACAATTGCGCAAAATCCTTCGACAAAGAGAACCTGATGGACAATGTGGTTGACGCTATCGAATGGCTTATCAGAGAAGGGCACTTGAATAAGAAATTCCTATCGGTTAAATGCGGCGATTGCCGACTTATCGAGAATGAAGACGCAAACGGGGAAGCTTGGTGCGCCTTCCATCAAAAGCCGGTAAGGTGCGATAGTAGAGCTTGTGAGGATATTTTAAAGAAAGGAGTACAAAATGCGTGAGATTAAATTCAGGGGGAAAGACATTGAGAACGATAATCCGTGGCGTTATGGGTCATTGATAACCTATCCGAGCGGATGCACCTCGATAATAGGGTTCGACGAGTTAGGGAACGAGCTAAACCATGACGTGGATCCCGACACCGTAGGCCAGTTCACAGGCCTAAAAGACAAGAGCGAAAAGGAGATTTACGAGGGGGACATTATCAGCGTGAATGGCAAATATCCTAAATTGATTAGGTACATAGATGAATGGGCGAGTTATTGCTTGGCTAATCTTACAGATTTGGACTGTGATCTTAAAACTCGTTATTGGCATCAAGTTAGTCCTTGCTGGTGGACTGATTATAAAAGAGAAATTAAAGTAATAGGTAATGTTTATGACAATCCCGAACTACTGAAAGGAGGTAATCATGAAAGCAACGTATAATACCATCGATTGGGAATATCGTAGATATGAGATTGCAAAAGAAATGATGGCAGCGTTTCTTAGTAATTCAAGCAGAGAAGTCTATGAAGGCACTTTTAAAACACAAGCAGAATATGCCGTAGCTTTTGCCGATGCACTGATAGAGGAATTGAGGAAAGGAGGATCAAATGATTAAGGCAATACTACCCGCAGTCATTATGCTTTCAGTAATATTCATATTATCCTCCGGAATGACAATACAGTTTAAGCCTTTCCATATATCTTTTTCCCAACCCTTCTTCGGCCTAGGACTCATATTGATGATAATAGGATTTATGTTATGCTTAGGTTCTTTTTATTTCAAGGGCCGTGATAGTATGGGATATAACAAGGGGTTTGAAGCAGGATGCGAATATGTGATAGGTTTAATTAAAAAAGAAAATAAATATGAGCAAGATTGATATGAGACAGACAGTAGAAGAAGCGGCAAAGGATTACGCCATAAGAAAAACGAGTTTTCGCAAGAATGTTCTCAAAGAAGTGGATGCGGATGACTATGTGCTTCGCAAAGATAATTGTCGTGAGGACTTCAAAGCAGGTGCCGAATGGCTGGCAAAGCAATCCCCGTGGGTAAGCATTAAAGAAAGATTACCTAAAGAAAATGAGATGGTTCTTTGCAGGATGGTATCAAATGGAGCAATAGTTAGTGGTTATATAGTTGTTGAAGCCGGGAAACCTCCACGTGTCGCAACATCCGGGAATTTTGAGTTTGAAGATTACGGAGATTATGAATGTGATATGTGGATGCCTATACCCGATCTAGAGGAATAGTATTAACCGAGCCTACTATGAAGGCTTATAATTAAAAAACAACGAATATGGCAACAAAATATAAAATAAAACAACATGTGTGGTGTACGAACGAAAGGCATAAGTCGGAAGTCGGCGTTATCGCTGAAGTCGTGGAAGAAAAGTCTTTAGTTAAAACCAAAGATGGGGTACGTGAAGAAAACCTTTATTGTGTTATGCTCCATTATCCTAACGGGAAAATGTATTTCGAGGAATTTTTTGAATCAGAGTTAGAGTTAGTACAACATTAAGAAATAACGAATCATGAGCAAATATACATCGAAACAAATTGCCGAATCTGACGATCTGTTTGAGAAACAAATACGGAAAGTCAGAAAGTTTTATTTGAGTCGTAATCCCGATAAAATGATGATGCTTGAAGAAAGAAAAGCCGTTATCAAAGAACGGAATAAAGGTCTTTCTCCGGAATATGACAAGGAGTATTATTGTGGAACCTGTGGAGCTAAAGACGGTGCGGAGCATCCTAAAACCGGATATTGCTTTCACTGTGATACTGATAACTGGATTTCAAAGAATAACTAACAGCTAAGAATATAAAGTACGAAATGGTATTATCACCTGAAACAGTCAACGCCTACAAGGAACTGTTGACAAATCCCCAAAAACATGGCTTACAATTTAAGCCACTACATGAATGTTTTGAAGAAATAGAATATGAAGTTAGGCAAGCAAACAATAGTATTCTTGGCCGTAAACAAGAATGGTGACGAGGTTATTCTTGATAACTTCCCAGTGCGGCAAGGAGAGGTATGGACGGACGAGAGATCGGCGCATGACGAGGAATATTTTTCCGTCGAGGATCACAACTCGGCGATCGTATTTCCAAAAGGCAGTATTTATAAATTAACAGGTAAATACTTAACGTGGGAAGACGATCCCATATCTCTTAAATCCGTCATTGAGGAACTTCCTTGATGGTTATCTATGTGGAATGATAGATTCATTATAATAGGCACATCAAGTGCCGTATCCGAGCCATCACTTCATAGAAGTTGACAGGCTCGAAATCCAAGGAATCCGTGAGGCGGTCTATCTCCCGTCTTACGGATTCCTTTTTCTTTTTATCTTCTTTTTTCTTTCCCATAACTCATCGTTTATATCGTTCCTGTGACGATGGCAATCGCAGATGAACATCCTTATCTCATCGGACATCAAGGCTCCTATATCGCCAGCCAAGTAAGCGATAGGCTCCCCTCCGATCTCCATATCTAAGGCCAAGGACATATGATCCGTCAAGTGCCGGCACTCGTGGAACAACGAATTGGAGAACTCCCTGTAAGACGAGGTCCGGCCTATCACCATGACGGATTCCCTTCGCCGGTAATTTGAATAAGTCAGTCCCACGTCCAACTTGCAGGAGCCTACGTTGCCATAAGCCTCCCGTATCTTGCTTTCCGGGCAACCGACCCTCCTCAATAGGGCTATGATATCGGATGTCCTCGAGCAGGTGACGTTATACAGCACGTGGATCACCCAATCGTATCTCTTGATATGGTAATCCCGTCGTATCATCTCCTTACCGTCTTGAACTCCCGCTCTATCCTCCTCCTTTGTTGCCGGGTGAGATTGGTTGCCTTGAGATTGCCCACCACCTCGGATACCTTGTCAAAATCCTTCTCCGGCATACTCGCCAGCACGTCCTTGGGGGACTCTCCCTTCAAGATCCTCAGTATGTAGCCCCAGCCTCCCATCACATCATCTCCTCCCATATTATAGGCGTGCCGGACCCGATGCAATCAGCGTAGAACCGGGTGAACACTATCCCGTCGTAAGCGTCCGGATCGTCGCAGACGTTCTTGACATAAAGAGCGGCGTACTGCTCGTTAGGCACGGAGGAGCCAAGGTAATCGGCCTTGCACATGTTGGCGGCGTAAACATAATCGTATCCACCCTTTTTCTTCACGTCCACGCTATACTTCTTCAGCATCTCATCCACCTGTTCCTTCGTGAAAGGGGTTATCTTGACCTTCTTCCCGTTTCCGTCCTCCTTCTCCATCATGGATACGCCCCAATCGCACATGGCCTTGGAGAAATGCCAGCCATACGCCTTCAGGTAGGATCGCATGCCGGAAGGGAAATCATCATACATATCTAGTCTCATATTCCTCTGTTTTTTAGGAGGGGGAAACCGGTCCCCCCCTCATGGTTATCTACGATATCGTCTCGAGTAGCGTCCGGTGCCCGGTACCCCACGGCGATTGCCATAGCCTCCCCCAGATGATCCACGACCGCCGCCACGGTTGCCGTAGCCGCCACGTTCCCACATCTCACGGAACTCGTCGTCGTCCTCGAACTCATCGTCATCGTCTTCCTCCATACGGTTGCCATAGCCTTCCATGGCCTTCCGCTTTCCTTCCTTACAGCCAAGCTTATAGGCCTCCTTCGCCAGTTCCAACATATCCTCGTCTTCCATGGCGTCGAATTCCTCGATCAGCTCTCTCAGTTTTCTGCTATATGTTCCCATATCACTCTGTTTTTTTATTCTTGTTATTATTACCGTTCACGGAACCGACAAGTTGCTCCATCATGGCAACCAACCTTGCGTTAGCCTCCTTCAGATCGGACATCTCGTTTCTCATGTTAGCGATCTCACTCTCCCTCTCCTTCTCCCGGGCAAACTCAGGGTTCAGTATTACCAGCATCTTCTCGCACCCCTCAATCACGGATTTATGGTAATCGATGCTGTCAAGTGCCTGTCGGCTTTGCTGCATCATGGCGTTGATCTCCGTATTCAGGGCACCTAGATCGCATGACACAACCAGTTTCTCCCCGTTTGTAGTGGGGTAATCCGTAATGGTAACGTCGGACAAGACGTTGGAGAAGCTGACGTTGTCCTCACCTACCTTGGCCTTTATGTCCACCACGATTTTAGCTTGCGGACCATACATATTGAAATTTGGATTCTCCGGTCTCGGAGGGGACACGCTGACTATGCTTCCAACCTCACAAAACGGCGTATTCCCCTTATGAAGGATATATAAAGGATTCCCTTGTCTCTGATTCTTGAACATATTTATTGGTTTTTATGAGAGCCGGATCGCTCCGGTCTCTCGTTGATACTCTATCACACCACTCCCGTCATTATCTGGAGCGTATTATTGCCCGACTCATAGTAACACAAGTAGATTCCGGTGCCGGTTATATCGGATGCCGTGACATCTGCGCCGTTAATGGTCGTTAGCGCCTGCGTGGAGCCGTTCGTGTCAAACACTACCGGCAACGTCCCGGTAGTACCAGCCGGGATAGGCTGGGCCAGACGGAACAAGATCAACCCGCTAAACGGGGCTGACAGGAACGGGTGACTGCGGAAGGAGAAACGAACGTTGGTCGTCCCGACCGTAACGCCCGTGCTCTCCAAACGTGGGATACCGTTCTTGTTCGCCATTATGAAAGGACTAATGAATGCCATAACTCTTTATTTTTAGGTTATTAACTCATTATCCCCATCCGTTGCCGAAGTTTCCCCAGCTACCGAGACCTAGGCCTAATCCGTACTGGGCGGCCACGCAAGTGGGTATGCCTACCACGGGGGAGTAAGGAACCTTTGCCACCTCCGGCTGGTTACACTCGATCTTGGCCAATCTTGAGCTCAAATCACCCAAGGCGTTACCTAGAGGGGCGGTCTGCGCCTGTAGAGTAGCGGCGAAATAGGCGTTCTGGTTGCTTTGGGAGATCTGTCCTTTCAAGGCTAGGTTCTCCGCCGTCAAGCGATCCATCTTGTCTTGTTGATACAAGTTCTTGAAATCACGAACCTCGTTGATGATATCACGGGTGTTCTGCAGACCTGAGTCACGGAGAGTCAACGTGTTGTTGTTCATCGTATTCACCAGCGTGTTTGTCTGGTTGCAGCTAGCCAATTGGTTCTCGTAGCCCATCTTAGTGATGTTGTTGTTAACCGTGCAGCAGCACTCGGCGATCTGGCTCAATAATTGATTGTTACCACTTTGGACGGCGTTAATGATTTGTTGGGAACTCATGCCTACTTGGTTACCCACGCTCTGGATCTGTCCTTGGATCTGGCAGATAGCGTTTTGTAATTGCTGGGTAGAGCAATTCAAGGAAGATGACAATTGGCTGATAGCCGTTCCGTTTCCTTGGATAGCGTTCATCAACAATTCACGCCCTGCGTCATTGTTCAATTGAGCCGGTAATCCGTTAGCCCCGTTGTTGCCGAAGCCGTTGCCACCCCAGCCTCCCCATACGAAGAACAGGAGGATGATCCAGATCCACCAGCAACCACCACCGCCCCAAGCGTCTTGATTGCCCTTATTGTTCATCAAAGCCGCTACCAAATTGGGGTCCAATGATTTTCCACCGCCACCCATCAAACTCGGGAGAAAGGCCATGATGTCAAACTTACTTCCACCGGAATTACCTCCTTCGGGAGTACCGATAAAATAATTTCTATCCATTATCTTTAATTTTTGTCGTTAATCCGGCACCATTACCGGACACGACAAAAATCATGAGAAGGGCTTTGCTAAATAAATATCTCCTTGCTAGCTTGTTGCGAGGTTGTTGCTAGTTCTTTGCGGAAGGGGATGAGACAAAAAAAGCGCCGCCAATTTGTGTTGACGACGCTTTTACCTTTTAAGGGAGGCTTTATTATGATATGGAAAGGAGCTCTTCTCCTAATTTATGCAAGGCTGTTTCCAATACATGCATTGTAGCGTGTTTGGACTAGATATATGTTTTTTCTATCTGAGTATTTATCAAAACTATTCCTTTCTAGGAATTCATTATACTCCTTAGCTATTTTTTCATCTAAATTTTTCATATCATTCTCTTTTATATAGCATGAAATAATTTTATATGGTAGACAGGAACTCTGACAATGAATCCATGTCCGAAAATTCTTTAACCTCACTGTCCTCATGCATATTCCTCGGTTTATTTCTATTACCTTTTACTATTTTCATCATCAGATCTATAGAGTCGCTCTCATTCTCCATAGAGACCCTCACTTTATCCAAGGCCAAAGCCTCTATTGTATTGCATAACTCATCCGCAAATGATCGAGACATAAAATATACATCCTTAAAATCTATACGTACACATGGGCTATTCAAATCCTTAGCCCTTATATAGATTTTTTTAGCTTCTGTCCTAGAACGAAGCTCTCCCCTTATCAATTCTGATATCACAATTGTCTTTTCCATGATCTTCATTCTAAATATTCATAAAAATTAAACATCCTTTCCTCTTTATATGGTATCCTTAATGCCACTATAGTTCCATCCCATTTTATATAATCAGGAAGTCCTATATATGATGTCTCTTCCTCTGACATAAGATGAAACGCTTGCCCAGACAGCAAAAAATATGTTCCTCCAAGTCCCTTAGACAACATTCTCTTGCAAGTACTTATACCATAACCACGATTCTCGGTATCTGGTAAATTTTTAGTCGATATACCCTTTCCAGCGCTTTTTAAAGCCTCCACATCGTTAGTTATACCTCCCTTGCCAGACTTAACATAACTACCCAGTATACTTATACCATTATCCGCTATGCAAATGTCTATATAACTCTTTGACGGATAATACTGAGCAAATATATAACCAAATTCACTCTCTGAATGTTCAGATATATTGTCAATCGTCTCTGTCAGCATATAAGATAAAGCCTTTCTCAACTCTCCTTCAATATTTAATTGCCTTATCATTATATTCTCTGCTACAGACAGTATATCGTTTTTTATGCTATCCTTGCTTTTACATCCCGGAAACTTTATTATAGGAATATATTTTTTCATAGAAAAATATTCCATATAATTATGAAAATCACTAACACTGTCAGCTACTACACCTCCTTCAAAATGAATAGAGTCCAGATAGCTTTTAACACTGTCCGATATATTCTTGCAAACCACATTCTTACCGCACTTATCTCTATAAAGCATAAGAGGCAATAAGAAAAATGGAGTCACAAATGCCGTATATTGGAAGTTCCATATGAAATCATCATCATCGGAATTCTCCATTTTCAGGATTATCCTGAATAGATGATTGAAGGCTTCTCCTATCCTAATATCATTTACCGCATGTGGCATATATATTTCCATAATGAAACTTTTCGTATACAACAAAGCCTCTGCCAAGGCTGGTTACTTGACGAGGCTACAAAATCACCTTTTACGCCGCAAAGGTCGCACAAAATTTTGTTATATGAAAATTTTTTCATAGACAAATCACATGCCTTACAACATAACGCACCCTCAGACCGTACCGGATAGCTCCTCTTTGACGCTCTCCACCGTCCTTCTCAGATAGTAACTCCTCCTTATCCTGTCCGGATACAAGTTCCGCATCCGGTTGACGGCTTGCCTCGTCATCCCCGTCAGATCGGATATGATATTGTCGCTCAACTTGCGATCGGCCAGTATGGTTATAGCCACTCCCCTAGCGTCAACGTTCCTCTCCTTGTTGTTGCTAAACATCATTACCGGATCGGTTCCGCACTCCTTGCAGACAGCCTCTATCACTTTTTTGTAAAAAATTTCCACCTTATTCATAAACTTTTTATTTCGTGGTTTGTTTTACTATCAAAGCCGGGCACAAAAAATGCACGGCAGAAGAAATAAAGAATCTCTCCCGTCGTGCAGCGATAATTAAAACAAACTTCCGATCCGTTTTAATTCGTGGGGAGATTCTTTCTTTATCTCCCCGCCAACTCGTCCTCACGGAGTCATTGGATAACACTATGTATCAATATTAAATCACCCTCTCTTATTAATGATCCACCATAACATGGCCGCAATCATTCCTCCTACCAACAAATACCACCATACCCTAGGATGGATAAGCCTCGTTTCCTTGTCCACGTTTATCGTTTCTCTCTCATCGGAGACGACCACCTTGTTATCCGTCCTCATCTCTGTCATATCAGATCCGGACGAAACGATCTTCTCGCCTGATTCCTCTCGCTCCTTTCCTATGGTTATATCGGATGTCTTGACAGGATACAGGTTCCCCACGCTGTCTGGAGAAGACCACTCCACGACCAAGATCCGGGCGCTCAATCTCTCGTTAGATAATATCCGCTCTATGGCCGAAAGGCTGTCTTTTTTGAAGATACTATCCGATAGACTGACACTTGTAGTGGCATGCCTCTCCGTATCCGTGGATTTCTTGGAGGTTCCACAGGCACAGAAAAGGCATAACAATATGACATACCATATTCTCATAGCAAGTTCCACCCAGCTATAACGTCCGACATTTCAGCCTCCCTACCGTTCTCGATCCGACTCATACCAGCGACAATACGGATCATCTGCTCACGATCGTTGATATTTACAGGATCGTCAGCCGGTATCCCGGCGTAATCGGACACGGCCTTAACGTAGGCATCCGTTTCATTCTCATTTTCAGGCGCCCATCTTCCTATCATCTTGCGGATCGTGTCAAGTTTATAGTTTCGATAGTAGTTCGACAGGATCTTAAAGATCGCCCGATAGCCATAAGCCATCGTTTCGAATTGTTTAAATGACTTGTCCTTGCTCGGACGTATCTCACCTTGGAACAAGTCTCCGTTGATCCGGATGTTTCCCGGGTTGTTGTTCCGATACCCACGAGGTAAATTATTTTTCCCCATATTTTACTCTCCTTTCTTCTTTTTATTCATGGCATTGGATAAAGCGTTTGTCAAAGCGTCCTCCAAAACCTTTTGCGTTACAACCTTACCGATCATGTCGGCTGTCTTAATCGCCTGCCTCCTTTGTTTAGCGTCTGCCTTCTCCCAGATAGACCTAACCTCCGTTATCAAGATAAATACGGTCACTATCGAGGATACGACCGGGACATTGGTCAAGAAAGGCAGATGGATAAATTCCCAGAACCGACACACGTAGCAAACCGAGTCTATCCCGCACGCTATACATACGCTACCAGCGTAAAGTATGAACTTACTGACCGTCCTACGCATGCCGTACGAATTACGTTCATCGCCCCTCAATTTAGCCTTGTAATAACCCGAGGCGAAATCCCAGCCCATCGCCACCATAACGATGAACATCTCAAACACGACTACAGTCAGTAGCTCCCTCATACTGCAAATCATCTTAAAAAACTCCATTCTTCCGATCCTTTTTTTATTTAGTTATAAAACCACTACGCTCTCATCCTCTCTCGCCGCCTCCCACTCGGCGAAATCGCTATCCACACGGTCTTTCAACGCCTTCCTCTCGTCAAGGAACGTCTTATAAGACTCCACGTATGACAAGTCCAGTATGCCCAGCTGGGCGGCGTTGTAGTCGTTCAGCTTCTTTTGCTCCACGTCCTTGTCCCATAGTGAGTTAATACAGGCCTCCAATATCTTGTTGGCCGTCAACGTGGGCCATACCCTGACCTCGTTGTAACTATAGGAGATCACGGGGGCCATATCGTCACCCATCTCCCTTGTCTCCTCTCTAACGTCCCACCGGTACAGGTAGGAACCGTCACCGTCCCGCTCTATTCTAGGCGGCATTGTGTCGCTCCATGATCGCTTCATAAAACTCTGGTTTTAAAATTTTCTTAGCTAAATGCTTGCTATCGCTATCATATATCCAGCCCAGCCAACCGGCTAGACCTGCCTTGTATTCCGTTAAGGATATATTCGGGACTTTATTCAATCTAGCCGCCGCACGACATAGATTTTGCTTAGTCCTCTTCCTTATCCGTATATGCTCCTTATAGAAAACGAACCCCACGAAATCTATACCACGGCCGCTTTTATCCGATCTTCTCTCAGCGATCTTAAATATCTGGTAATTCCCTTTCAGCTCCAACTTCAACACGGCCAATCTATCGATAAGCCACGGAAGTAATACGTTTCTCAAGAAACACTTATCATGATGGAAAAAAGTCATGTCATCCGCGTATCTGATATAATGCCTTATATCTATAATCTCCTTTATCTCGTGATCCAGATAGGCGAGATAAAGATTCGCAAGATATTGGCTAAGATAGTTCCCGATCGGAACGCCGGGAGCGGAATCGATGATCTCATCCAACAACATAAGCAAGCGATCGTCCTTGATCTTCTTCCGAGCGATGCCTTTCAACACCTCATGATCTATTGACGGATAGAATTTGCGGATATCAACCTTGAGGCAATAGACGGATTCACGATCGGACAAAGCCCGTCTTGTCCTATTATACGCCTCCGTTATCCCTCTTCCCTTGATGCATGATGTCGTATCAGCCGTGAACACGGAAACCCATATAGGTTCCATGACGTTCATTATGGCATGATGCAATATCCTGTCCGGATAATAAGGGAGCTTGAAGATGATCCTTTCTTTTGGCTCATAGATGGTATCAGTCCGGTACTTGGAAGTCTTGAACGTGCCATCCAGCAGAGACTTTAGCAAACGGCTTAGATTACCTTCTTTGTCCTTGTCGAACAACCTTATACCGTATGAATCCTTCTTTCCCCTTCGGGCTTTCATGTCCGCAAGTATCAAGTTGTCCATATTCGCTATCTTATCAAATAAATCCCCTATTCTCTTCATTTTATTGTCATTAATTTGCTTTTTATCATAGGGAGTCTTCGGTTTCCCTACCAACACCCTTTATATGGGGAGACTTTTTTCGCCAAGAGGCGAGGCCACCATCCCTGTTTGTTCTCTAAATATCTTTTCCCCTCTCTAAAAGTATAGGCGTGAACCGATGTTACGATTCGCATCGGAAGGCGCATTATTCGTATTCACGTTAGCGAGGCCTGCATTCGACCTGTTGTCCGCATTACCGCCAACCAGCACCACCTAGGGATGATCGACCCTCATTCCGTCATTCGAGATAATACCTGTTCCCGGAGGCTCGCATCGTCACTTTCCTAGGGAACTTGTCCATCTCCTTTATCTTACCAAGAACGTACTTGATCTCTTGGGAGTTCGTAAAGAATTTCTTGGCATCACTATCCTTATCCTCTAGATTCTCCTTGATCATGACAAGCGCCCTGTCTTTCCCGAACTTGGTGGACACACCATCCATGTAATCAATTACCCAGAACGTGAGATTCGTCAACTTCTGTTGGGTGATCTCCGGACAATTAAAATGCCTTGAGTTCTTATCCCTTGGGATATTCAAGAACGACAAGCTGCCGTCATCTTTATTCTTTTCTTCTTCCATTTTTATCCTCATTAAACGTTATACAAAAAAATTCCCGACGTGAGACGTGCGGCTACGCCGACGTTTTACGAAATTCGGGGAAAAAGCAAAGGCGCGAACCGAGGTAACGAGACGCACCGGAAGGCGCATTATGCGTAGTCACGCAAGCGAGGCCCGCATACGACCCGTTGCCCGCATTACCGCCAACCAGCACCACCTGCATGCGGTTAGCCGATGTGTAGGTGTAGTAGTAGTCGCACCAGTAGGTAGAACTACTACCGCCGATCTCCGTAGCTACGATATCACCATCCTCACCTAGGAGCATCTTCTTGGCATAACCATTGGTACGGCAGATGTTGCCTTTCTTGTTATAGCCTGTGTAAGATGTATCGCTGAAGTTTGACGGGTCATCGGTAGTCCATAAGATAGACAATCCGGAATCACCCGTGGTGACTTGTATGTTGGCCCCATCGGTGTATTTCCAGATATGGCCGAACGGATTCTCTATACCACGATACCTGTTAGCCATCAATGTGGCATGAGTACCGCCGGAAGCGTTCTTCACCACATATGCCTTCTCTCCCGAGCCGTTCCCGAACTCGTTGGTATAGCCGCATGGGATAAGGGGATTCGCGTTATTGAAGTTAGTCCAATCCGTCATTTGCGTCGGTCCCGGACCTAGGCCACCTTGGGCGAAACCGTTAGCGTCCTTCTGGGCGTTGAAAGGCTTCTGGCTGTCCAGCGTGGCGTACTCGACGGCGAATAGCCAGAACAGGGTCTTGTGGGCGTTGTAGGTATACATTTCCCATCCGCTGCCTCTTTTCCTCGCGGCTTGCCGGAATTGGTCTCGGGTGAGGTTGGTGACGGGAAATCCTAACAAGGAACGGTAGGTGCCGTCCCATTCGGCGGTGTTGTCGCCGCCACGCACGTTTGTATCAGAAGAACCAACACCATAAGAGCTAAACAGAATCAAATTAGATCGGGAAATACGAGCTTCCGTGGTAGATATATAGAATTTATCAATGTGGTTATACCCGGGTAATGGCATAGCCGACAACATCACCCTAAATTTAGTACCTTGGATATATATTTTATACCAATGATCTGGGATTTCAACCATAGCAGAAAAAACAGATGGGTTTGAATATTCTCCTGTAAGAACTTCCGTATCATATGCAGGAATACCCCCATTTGTGTCAAGAATACACCTTCGCATCTTACTCTGCACCGGCAACTCCCGATGTAGTTGCATATTCCCCACACGCTTCCCGTCCGGGCTTGACGAAGCCATGTCCCACTCTACACCGTAGGCGTACCGTTCCTCGATGTCGGGGATGTCCTCCCAAGCGGGGGTCCACTCAGTGGAGAGGTCGCCGTACTCGAGCTTGATCTTGTGGATGGTGGAGGTTGTATTAGGAGTACTTTTATAAGGGAAAGCATATACTCTTAAGTAAGTGTTAGGTGCAATAGATCCTGAATTTTTATCAGTTGTAGACCAATTAAATGTTGTTTTTCCAACACCCTCGTTCGGCACAATAAAATCTTCATTTGTATCACCGTGGAAACCACCACTAGCTGTTACATCTCCTCCGCTATTAAACAGTTTAAATCCAGTTCTATTTTCTCCTAATTCCCCCCATATTGTAACAGTTACTTGTGTGCCATTCGGGATCTGCTCTGTCAACCAATAATTAGCTATATTATAATTCGAGTTACTCACCTCCTTCCCAGATCCCAGCAACAGGTTCCTGCCGTACACGGGCAGCTTGCGGTACTTGCCGTCGGCCATCAGCGACTTATCATTGTCCCCCTTGGTCTCCAGCGTTATCGACACGTCCGAATCGTCATTTTTTGCCTTGTCCGGCGTTATGGTTATCTGCCCGTTAGACGGGGTGGATGTGACAACGGGCTTTAACTTATCAACGTCCGTCCTTAGACCGGTGACCAGATTCCGGATATCCGTATCGTCGTAATTATCCAATCCATCCAACTTACCCTTATCTTCGTCAGTATAATTATTGTCCGTATGGACGTAATTAGCGTCCTTTACGATGTGATCGTCATTTGTTAATTGGGATGTCTTGGTTGGGATCAAAGCCGTTATCTCCGCACGCAAGTCATTGAGAAGACCGGTTAGGGTTTCCTTATCCGTAATACCCTGCAAAAAAAACTCGATCTCATGGAAGGTATCTATAGCGTCGCTCGCTCCATCACCCAATAACGTGTCGATATCCGCCTTGATAGAGGCGATCTCACTCCTGACCCATTCATCATCATAGTTGGATAAGCCGTTGATCTTAGATAACAGCTCATCCGTAAGGTCGTTTGTGCTAAGTCCCTTCCCTTTGATCTTCTCGACAAACCTATCGTCAATCTGTCCGGACGTGTAATAACCTGACAAGATACTCGTGACCTCCGCAAGTATTTGTTTTTTCAAATCCAGCAACACTCCGGCCATATCCTTATCCTCTGTCATACCGGACAAGAACTCCACCACCTCCTGCCATCTGTTGATGACATTGTCCGCGTCCGGATCTCCCGTTATAAACGTGGACAGATCGGAAGCCACTTTCCTTATGGCCGTGTCAAGATCCCCCTCTACCTCCTTCGCCCTGCTGATCTCGGAGGTTAAAGCCTCTCTTAACGCCGTATCATCGTAATTACTCAATCCGTCGAGCTTTTCCAAAAGAGCGTCCGTCAAGTTGTTATCCGTATGCGTGTAATCGGCATCGGTTACGATATTATCAGGCAGAATGGGTATCCCTAACTCCTCTAGGGACTTATCCCCGACCAACTCAACCCCGTTGATCCGTGGTTTATTGGTCATACTTTCATAATCTCCGGTCCTTACGGCAGGAACGGATATATCTCCCGTTAGCTTTACCGTTGTCACCTTGACGCTGCCGCATCCCGTATCTCCACCTACGGAGCACGACCGTGGGATAAGACGGAACGCATCGCAAGCGTCTACGGTGTACATGCCCTCCTTCCCTTTGTTCTCGATAAGGGTCAGCGTATAGACACCGTTATAATCTTGGTCTTTACCTAAGTAAGTGAATCGTATCACGTTATCCCGGAAGTGGAGGTCTTTTACCTCCATCTTCTTATAGCCATTGGTCATGAAGACGCTAATGTTCTTGCCATCCAAAGACTCGGGCTTACCGTCCCGGAAGATGGTCCATTCTATATTGATGTCGTTTCCTATGCGAATAGCTTCCATATTATTGAATATCAAATGGATCTATAACTTTATACTTAAAAATGGAGGATTCTATCTTGGCCCATATTAGTTTATTTACGACCTTATCGACTCCTAATGTCTCTTCTGATAAGACACATGGCACGTTATTAGTTGTACCGTTATCGATTCTTATTATACACCCTTTGATATCCATAAGAATATGAAGTTCTTGACTCATTTCATCACATGATACATCGTTAGAGGAAAATTGGTGTCCATTAGTTATAATTTTATTAACACCTTTTATTATGCTTCCACTAATAGATGCATTGGATAACGAGCTTTCGCTCTCTATATTCATTTGGCCAAATGAAGTATTTGATGCACCCAATAAACATTTAGAATCAATAATTCCTGTAAAATCGCAATATTTAAAGCCCATGCCTCCTGAACTAGACATAAGCCTTACTTTACTATTGAGAACTTTATTATTTAAGATTTTAGCTCGAGTTCCTATAACTTCTAATGCCGATTTATCTGCTCCTAGAACAACATAGAAATTTGTTTTAAGATCAAATGAGACAAAATTATTCGAAACATTCGATGGATTTGTAGTCGATAAGTCTATAATATTTGATTGTGAGGCAAACCCTGTGCCCGTATTATAAGAGAATAAATAAAAATCAAGACTTCCATTTGAAGATGTTATAAATGGAAAATCCGATCCGTTCATTGTAAAAAGAGCGTTCTTGAAATCGAAGCATACATCGTTATTATACTCATCTATTAATCTCCAGATAAAGCCTTTTCCAGAAGCCGATGCCTCTTTAAAGCGAGAAGTGTCGTTATCCAATGAGTAATAGACAGTCCATAGATCCAGATGGGAGTTTTTGAAATATACATCTCCCTCATGTATCATAGCGGAGGCTTTCTCAGAAAGTTCAGATGAAGACAATGCCTCCACTACGATATCAAATTGATGTCCCGCTGATTTTAACGTGTTAAAGACGGCGTTATAATCCGTTATCCGGTATTTATTCCCTTGAACAAGACCACCACTATCCCTAAGAGCTACTAGCTCCGAGTAGGTTATCTCGATCAAAGCCCCACCGCCTCCAGAACCGGCCAAATCATACTCTTGCCCGTTTACGTTTACTTTTTTAATCGTACTCATAATATCCTTAGTTTTTATTCGATTGTTAATATATCATTCTCTACCCTCACCGACGTATCGGTAATCGTAAGCGTATCATCGGACACGCCTGCCGGAAGATTCCTTGTCAAGACCAGCACGCTACCTATCACGAAAGCCTTGGGTGTCCCGATCATCAATATGTCATTCTCTACCTTCACCGACGGTATTAAGGCTAACAAATCTTGTATTTGCTTGGATTGCTCGTCTATAATTCCCTTGAGCTCTTTATATATATTGTTAACCTTGTTGGTTAATGGTTGTATGGCAGCTTCTATTTGCTCCTTGACACTTCCCCCGTCCAGCCGGGGAATCACCACCGTTCCATCCTCCAATATCGAGAGGGCGTTCTCCCGACTCGACTCGTTGTCGCCTATACCATAAGAGAACAAAACTTTATTACCGTTGATCTCAGAGAGGTTGTAACGTCCGAACGACACCTCATGATCATTGGACACGGAAACATGGTCACCATGGGCAAAAGCGTAACTGGCCCTAACGACAGAGCATGAGTATCCCCCCACATGCGACCATCTGGCATTCCCCCGGATGTAATCATCACCGATATGCGACAGGCAATCTATGACGTTATTCTCTCCTTCCACATGGGCAGCGGTGGCGTAATATATCGTGGAACCATCCACAGACTCACGTACGAGGTTGGATTTTCCCTCTATGTGACATCCCGTATCCCTAGATTGGGGATAGACCGTATTCCAGCATCCCTCTATATGGATCACGTGGTCTATCTGAGCAGCCCCATGCGCGGTTACGGAGGCCCCCGATACATTTCCACGACCTTCCACGTGTACACAATTGTTTAAAACGACATTATTAACTCCCTCTACATGGTTTCTTTCCCCAAAGGAAGCATGTATATAATAATCATTAAACAAGTCCTCACTTACGATAATTTCTTTCCCCCATGCGAGGCCATATGTATCCCATATCGTCCTGATCAAATCCTCTTCGTTGAGAATTTTTTTCCCCCCTTCAACGGGCGGCACGTAAGATCCATTCTCTATACAAGCGGCCAGTCCCTCGACATGCGACAGCCCTCCCCAAGCGATCCCGTTCATCCCTTCCACATGCCCTTGTGGTCCCAAGCACCACGTCTCCCTCCCCTCGGCATGGGCATCGGCGGCGAAAACATTCGTCTTATGCCCCTCGGCGTGAGATCTAGGACCGGTAGCATTCGTATTCATGCCCTCGGCGTGGGCGTAGGCTCCGGCTGCCTTGTTATTCTCGTAATCGTTGAATATCTCGGCGTTCTTGTAACCGGGGTAGTTTCGTCCTACGCCGTTCCCTCCCTCGGATGTGATTTCTATATTACCCTCCCCCAATATGGATTCACCGTTAACCGTCTTGAAAGAGGTGCTTGAGGGTAATGCCCCGACCTCATCGGCCGTATATGATGGTTTAGTGGATGACATTATCCATTCTGGCTTATTAAGGACATTGGTCCAGTCTATACTGGCGGGACCTCCAGAAGTCCCGTCCTTACCTCGTGGGATACCTAGATTTATCACGTACAATGGGTTTCCCTCACTATCAACCCCGGTTCTCTCGATATCGCCTGTGGCATCGCTACCCGCGGATAGGGTGATGACTCTCACGTCTTCCAATACTGGGGTCTTCCCTGCCAGACCCTCCTCCGGAATATCCGCTATCTTGTCAAGCAAGACGTTTATCTTATCTGTTGTCTTGTTAATGATTCCCATATCACACCTCCTTCAACGATATACCCGTTATTGTTATAGTGGACAATTTTTCTGGAAAGAACGCCATTACCACGGCGTCGCTTACCGTACTATCTCTTTTGAAAGGCGTTATATCCACTGTAAAGGTCTCCACAGATGTCGTTATCTGCTCGCTATAGATTAAATCTCCCGAGGAAATGTCGTTGAACTCACCACCGGGATCTATAGAACCTATGCCCGCCAAGAAAGTGACCGTATCGGAAGATGACTTGGCCGTGATACTTAGCCTGTATATATGCCCATTCGACAGCTTGCTCCCGAGATATCCCTTGTTGAACAGCACCCATCCTTGATTGCCGGGCGAGGACATGACTATCATCCTGCCGCCGGACGTAGAAGCCATCAAAGTATCCGTCCCCGTCTTCAGCACGCTCGTATATGTATCCGATGTCAATGAAACTCCAAGCAATATCTCGTCACCCGTTATAATAGCCTTCTCGAAATTAGCGGTCAAGGTCTTATTAGCGTCCCAAGTGACGTTGTGGGTCTGGTTCCCCCCATCGCTCCAGCTGACAAAGCGGTAACCGGAGGCGGGGGTAGCGGATACCGAGCGTACCGTCCCCTTGTCGGCGGCACCTCCTCCAGACACGGTACCGCCCTGTTGCGGGTTGGCTATCAGGGTCACCGTATATTGAGTCACCTGTATCTTGGTGAAATACGCGGTTATCCCCTTGCCTGAGACATCCCATGTAACCAAATGGCGTTGGGCGCCACCATCGCTCCATCTGGAGAACTCATACCCATCGTTGGGTATAGCCTCCACGTACTCCTGCTCTCCCTCGTATTTGAACAGCATAGATCCCGGTGTAGGGATTGTCGTACCTCCCTCCTGCGGAGACACGTAGATCCCAACCGTTATCAAGGAGGTTTCTCCAGTGGTCACATACAAGGTCCCATCACTTTTCTTTCTCACGTCTCCCCCTCCAATGTCACTGGGATTAAGAGTCAAGAAATTATTCCCTGAGCCAAAACCGAACACAAGTTTCTCCGGGGAGATAAACACGCTCTTATCCCCCTTGTGCATATTCAGCTCTGGCATACCCGTATTCTGGTTCACGGCGAAACGCATGATCTCTTCCCCGTTATAGGCGATCCTCAAATAACCGTTAGAGATGACAAGCTCCGTCTTAGTACCAAGGGAGTGAAAGATGCCGTTCATGTCCACGGAGCCATCGGTCTTAACTATGAACTTATCATTTACGTTCAAGTTACTTGTTTTTATCGCCTTGGCTATAACGAGAGAAGTGATGAGCAAGTCCGTATCTATCAACTGGGTATTGATAGATGCCCCGTTTATGAGGGTCTTGCCCTTCGCCGCTTGTTCCTTCATCGAGGCGTAATCCGCGTATCCCAATTGTTTGGCCATCTCGTTTTTGTCCGCCTCGGTAATCGTCTCGATATCGGAGATAAAACCATCGGAGGCCTCATTGACCGCCTCCTCCTTGATCTTCTGTTGAATCGCCTTGTTTGCGTTCTCTATGGCCGTGGCAAGTGAGGCATAGGCGCTGTTGAACGCGGAGAACTTACTATCGACAATCTCCTTCTCGGTTATTGTCGTCTTACCGTCCGAAATGGCCGTCTGTATAGATGCCAACAGATTATCCACCGCTCCCATGAACGTCACCTTGGCGTTCAATAAATCCGTTTTTGGGGTACCTGAAAGGAAAGGGTTGGTATATAACGTGTTGTAGGTTGATTCCACCTCTTTCTTAGTAGCGTTCACCGTATTGGTGTACTTTCCTATGGCCACCGCCTCCGATCTGGAGATAATCCCGTCCTCGAACGCCTCGTCCGTGAAGTCCTTCAAGCCCAAGACATCGCTCTTGGCGGTATTGGCGCTATCCATCGCGCTCGTAGCGTTCTTGTTAGCCTCATCCGCGGCTTTCTGGGCGTTATCCGAGTATGACTTAAGATTATCCTGTATTTTTTTGTTGGCGTTCTCCACGGCGGAATAAAAATTACCGCAAGCGGTATTGAACGCCGTGTATTTATCGTTTATGCCGGCTATCTCCTCTTCCGTGGCCTTCTTGTCCGCTATGGCCTTGTTTACGGCGTCGATCAGGCTATCTATGGAAGAGAACAGGGTTTCCTTGGCCTCTTCCAAGGAGACAAGCTCTGCCCCGTCAAGATAAGGATTGATCCTCAACTCATTATATGTAGCCAATGACGATGCCTTCTCGTTGTTTACGATATCTATATAGCGGGCGATATCCTTGGTCTCCGCCTCCGATATGATTCCATCGGCGAAGGTGTTATCAACGTAATACTTGAAATCATCCACCGAGCCTTGCACTCCCTCGATAGCCTCTTGGGCGGCGGAGGCGGCTTCTTGGGCATTCTTGATGGAATTATTTATGCCTTCCATGTCCGGCTTGTCTGTCAAGTTCTCGAAGCCGGCAGACCCCGGTTTTATGACTACCTTGCCCGTGAATACGTTCTTGTCGGCGTTCGGGGAAATGACCGTCACTTCCTTATTCAACATCGAGTAAGAGTTGATACCGGAATACAGCTTGAAGCACGGGGCGTCATCGTCGTAGGAGGATAGATAAACGACATGCTGACGATTGGTATCCGTCTTGTTGCCTATCGTGACGATCGTATCCCCCGCCTTCGGGATCATGCTCCCGGAATCGCAATCATCTATCGACAGGTCTATGTAATCATTTCCCAAACCTATGACCCTGCGCCAGTAATACTGGTTACGGACATTATGGGATATCCCGGTCTTCACGTTAAACTCCCGGCATTGGGCCATGTCATCGATAGCGAACTCATTCACGATCTCCCTCTCCCCGTCGGTCTGCCGGAAATAACACCTATACACGTTGGTAGTGGCACGTCCGGAGCCTCCTAATGAGTACAACCGGCTATCCTCCACATCATATAGCGGATCACCGTTAAAGTCATACAAGGCATCCAGCTCTACCGATACCTCCTCCACCCGAATGCACTCCATGCTCGCCGGAGATAATACGATACGCCCTCCCACGTGAGAGAGGTGCTTGATCTCCAAGGTATCGAAATACGCTTTAAGGCGGATGTAGATCTCGTCCGCCTCTATATATGATTTACCGGTCTTTGGGTCCCTTTTCACGAGGAACCCCGTGCCGAAAGGACCGGCGGCAAAATCCTGAGACTCGATATTATCAGATATCAATCCTCCGAGGAGCTTGATAAGATATTTGGTCTGGTCCGGCTTGTCCTTGCGCAAGAATGTCGCCAACGAGCGAAGGGCGGAGAATACGTTGCTGTCGCTTGCCGGGGTGGAGTCATTGGTACGGATAACGTATACGCCGCTTCCCCCTGAACCGGTATATGTCTGTCCTTTATAAGTCAAGGAATCAACCTTGTCCTCCAATTCACCAAGCCGGCTGTATTGAGTGCTCTCGCCTATAGTATATACAGGAGAATCATAAGGGATATCAAGGCTCATCTCCCAGCCTATAACACGACTGATACGCCCTTCCGACGAGAAGAAAGCGGGATTGACCATCCGCATCCTCTGCCCCACGTCGTAAGTCCGGTTGATCTGGTCTTGATAGACCCATTCCGAGTCCAACGTAGTCGGGTACGTGCCATCGTCAATACTGGTTCTCTTTATATATTCTTTACCCTTGGCCAGAAGCTCCGCCTCCGCCTCCGGTATATATTGGTCGGACACTAATTGTATATTGAATCCGGAAAGTATATATTTATCGCCGTTCTCCGGACGGATCACATCGTCTGGTAACAAGCGGCCATAATCCTCGTTAGCGACGATCTCCCATAATTGCTCGACGGGTTCCGATCCCTCGGGATTAAAAGTGACTCCGAAAGTCATGCCATTAAGTCTCCCGGATTGGAACGTGACCTTCAATTTCTCGCCCTCTATGATATATTCATCCTTGAACACCAATCCGGTATCCTTGTATTGATAAGCCTTGAAAGTCCCCGTCACCTCTCCGTCCGTCTCTATGTTCCTGTCCACGGTCTTAACATCCGACAACGTACCTATCCGTCTGGGATAGATATCGTCAAATACCACCACGTCCTCCACGGCCTCGGCGTTGGTCATGCCGGGATAGGCATCTATATACGGTGTCCCAGATGGGAGCATGAGCCGCTTTTGCACGACACCGTTGACTACGGTCTGCTCATCTACCGGACGATAGTTGGCAGGGATGTTTCTGGTACCTCCGAACACGTATATACGTGTTGCGTAAGTACCCTTGCTATCGTTACGGGTCATGGAGGAAGCCTCCACGCCCAACTCTATCTTTACGGCGTCACCGAACTCGCAACGCCCGAAATGGATAATATTCTCGGTTATCCAGCAGTCGCAATTCCACTTGTCCTCGGCGGCCATCGAGAAAAGGGCGTCCAAAAGGTGGATATTGTCATAAGACATCAACACGGCCTTGTTCTCGACCGTGTTGTCTATATCAAAGTCATAATCGACGCCGTTATACGTATATCCGTTAGCTTTAAGGTTACGCAGGAACACGCCCAGTTGCGCGTCAAGAGTGGCGGTAAGGTTCCATCCTGCCTCCTGTCCATGATTTTCCGGGGTATACTTGAATATCTTCGTGTTCCACTCATAATAATAAGCGTCCAACCTTAACTCATAATCATATTTTCCCGGCGCCACATTGGGCTTCTGCAAGGATAGGTATTTATATACCTTGGACAACTTACCTCCTAAAGCGTCATCGAGTACCCCTCTCATGTCCACATAGTCGCCCGGCTTGAAATCAATAGGCGTTTCAACGCTAAAAGGAAGGGTTATATAGTCCTCCTTCATCAAGGTGAATCTCCCCTTTGCGCCCCGGTTTATAGGGGTCGAGAAACGAGTATTGCCAGATATGTCCTTTATCTCGATCATGAACTCAAAGTTCACGCATATGAGGGGGATGGCAAAAAATCAAGCGGACCTAAAAAAAACAATGACGGGATTGTTGTAATTTTTAGGCTACGTCCTGTCTTGTGGGTTAGGCTCGACAAATTTGCAAGCCAGTTTGGAGACGGTACGAGATCCATCCAAGGCATATGACGCTGAGTTTAGGTATACCAACTTATAGGTCTCCCCTAATGCAGGCACACGTAGAGCAACGTTACCCTTATGCAGTTCCGCTACGAAAGCCCTATAATGATCTAGGTATTCCTCTGGTGTCTTCCCGTTTATCGTAAAAGTAAGGGTCACGTTGCGGCTAGCTAACTTAGGATCGGATATTATCATTCTCTTGCCATGCTCAAGACGGCTGTCGTTCTCAATAAAATCCTTTAATGGAGCCGCTATTGATATGTTCTCTAGGAAATTATCGCTCATAACGACACCATATACTACATAAGCATCTCTATTATTTATATATAATTGCCCAGTCATTATATTCCTCCCGTATTTCTTTTTACTTGTTCTATGTTTTGTGACATCGTCTTCAGCGTCTTATCTATGCTTTTGGTCGTGTCATTTATCTCTTGTATCTCCAAGAACGATTGTACTTGGAAATCCCTAATCTCTCCCGCTATATCCCTTACGGAATCATTGGCGGACAAGACACCCCCAATAGAGGTAGCAATACTTGACAACAAGGATGTCTGTGTCAAATTTTGCTCCGAGATTACATTTCCACTTTCCTGTAACGCCGTGAAACGCCCATTCAACTCCGCCGCCTGATCCTGTGTCATGGTCTCGAAACCTCTAGCGGTAGCCTTTTGTGCTTCCGTTTTTGTCTCCTTGCCAAGACCCGCAGCCTCAAAAGCAGCGTCCCTTTCCTTGGCAGCATCCTCATATATCTTTTTATAAGTCTCTTGTAAATCCTTTTTTTCTAAATCACTTAACTCTCCATCAGCCATAGCTTCAGAGAATTTTTCATACCATTTTTTGATTCTTTCACTTAATGTCTTATCAATTATAGTATTGACAATTGCTTGTCTCATATAGTCCTCGAAATGCTCCGCAACTTCGGCCATCGTGGTGTCAGTATCCAGCAGGAGATTCCTAAGCTCCGACCTTGCGGAATCAAAGGATATGCCAGTAAGAGCCTCCTTGCTATCCTCCTCCAGTTCCTTCGTCTTGTCATCCAGATCTATCAATGTCTCAAGATATCCCCTAGCGTCATCATCTATCCTAAACCAAGCTTCCGGGACATCATCCTTGAGTTGCCTTATCACTTCCGGATCAAGCTCGAACAAGCCCTCCGCACGGCCTCCCAACGAGTCCAGATCAATGCCGATAGCCTTCAATTCCTTATCATAAGCCCTCAAATCCCGGATAGCCCTATATCCATAAGAATGAGAACCCGAGCTTGACCCCGCATTAAGCTGGGCCAAGCCTAGTTTCTTGGTCATGTCAATCTGCTTTTCGATAAGATCTTTAGCCCTATTATAAGCCTCCATCGCATCGGCCCCGCTCAATCCATCAAGTAATTCCTGTTGACGGGAGATAACTCCATCCATCACCTCCATGAGGTTATTATAGCTATCGATCGTCTCTTGAGCCACTACATTCTTACCACCACCGAACAATCCTCCTATGGCCTTGCCGATACCTCCGATTATACCGGTAGCGGACGTAATGACACTAAACGGCTTGGTGAGATCTATGCTAGCCAGACTGGACATGACTTGACTCACTCCGTCCAAAGCCTTGGATATGGATTCCGGGACGGAAACACCCAAGTCGGTGAGCATATCAGCAATATTATTCCCAGCAGTAACGATATCCTGCCCTTTCTCTCCCATGGAGTTTATGGCCGATGTCATCTTGACCAAGGAGGATCTACGCTTGTTTAACGATTCCGTCAATTTTTTGTTCGCCATCTCCAAAGCCTCCTTGGATGCGGCCCCGCTAGACTCCAGATCATTCAACTCTTTTTGAGCGACGGCCACTTCCTCTATTGTCTCCTTATACTCATCATACCCTTGGCGTAATTGATCGATAGGCTTTCGATCGGTCATGGCCTCGTTGATTTGCTCGATAGCATCCGATACCGTCTTGAAATCCTCCTTGCTTATGGTTCCGACAGCGTCTTGAAGGTATTGTTGGAGCTTTTCCTTGATTCCGGACAATGCCTCGGTAGCAACTCTGTCAAGGTTACCGAACACGGAAGTCCAATCTATATTCTCCTTGAGTTCCTCTAGGTTGATCTTAGATAGGCTCTCCTTCCTTTTCTTGTCAGCCTCTTCTAAAGCGGAGTCTATCTGTTTGGCGTTCTCCTCGTTTCTCCGACTCTGCAAAAACTTGACATCCTCATTGTATTGCTTCTCGATATCCTCCCTTTGTTTGGCGTAATCCTTATACTTATCCAATGTACCCTTGAGTAACTCAGCCTCTTTAGCCTGTGTCTCGATCGTTATAGCCGCTAACATATCAGCAAGTAGCTGTAATTGCTCCTGTGGCAATTCTGAAACCTTCGTTGTAGTGGGAGTAAAAGCCCTCCCTTCTTCCTTGGCTTTAGGATTAGCCGCCTCGAACGCCTTTCTCTCGATCTCCTGTTGAGCCTTCAAGAACTCCTCCCCCAATTTATTAACCTCTTGTGTCCGCTTCTTATAATCAAGCCTTAATTGGGCGATACGCTTATCTGATCCCTCTTTCATAGCGTTTATTCGGGTTTGCTGGATCTGCATCTCTACCTCCAATTCCTTATCTTGGATCTTCTTGCGGCCTTCCTCTATAGCCATAAGTCTCTCGGAGGTCTCAACCTTTTCTTTATTGGCGCTAACGCCTTGGGCTTTAATCCTGTTACCTATTTCTCTCTGCTGACTAGACAATTCACGAAGTCTTGATGCTCTTTCCGCTAATTGCTTATTTACGTCTGCCTCTGCTTCCGCTTGTTCCTGCAACGCTTCTCCATTAGAATGTGATAAGGAATTTGTCTCTTTTATGATATCAAAACGTTCTTGAGCCATATCTACTTCCTCATTATACATTTCTTCTACTAACTTAGAGGCTTCTTTTGAGGCTTCCAGACGTTCTTTATCTGAATAAGCCGCATTTTGAGATTTCTCCCTCAACTCGCTTATTCTTGCCTCTATTTCGGATCTCTTAACCAGCCATGATCGCTGTCTATTTTCTAATTCATTCTCACGTTTAGCTAAATCTGCTCGCTTTTTTGATTTATCAATGATATCATCCATTAGTCCGGAAGCTTTCTTCAAGGGGTCCTCTATACCGGTAAAACCTTGTGCGATAGCATTCCCTAAATCCTTCAAACCTTCTCCTACCTTACCTCCAAATATCTTCCAGATAGCCGCACCAACCTTTGCCGTTGCGTTAAGACGGTTCATTACCTGTCCTTCCAAGAAGCTAACAAGATCCTTCATAGCCTCTTTAGGCTTCGTGAACGCCTTATAAAGCCATTCTCCAACATCATCCACCACATCTAATATGGAATCCAAGGTTTGCTTGAAATAAGCGCTCGTTACATTCAACGCTTCCTCACCTTCCCTTGTCCGTTTGAACCAAGAAGTCAAGGCCATAAGAGCCAATGATATCCCAGCCAAAACCGCCCCTATTGGCGTAGCGATAAATCGCAAGGATGCCTTAGTCAAGCCTTGCATAGCGGAAGCAGATTGCCCTATAGGACCGGGAAGTGCCGACATGTTTTGCATCATGTCATAAAGGGAGACGCTTGCGTCATCCAAGGCGCTAGCGTAATTACCTACATTTCTTTGATGATTGCCGAGAGAAGCGTCAAGCCGCTTGACTTCCGCATCCACGTTTTTTATCTCTGACAGCAACGCCTTCCCAAAAGAAGTGGATTGCATCGTTGCGCTCATGGAACGATAAAGATCCCTCATCTTCCCCAAGGATAGAGACAATTCATCAATAGATCCTTGAGCGGCCTTGTTCAGCTTTACGTCGTTACGTATGGATTGCTGGAGAGAGGATATATTCTGCTTGTACTCATATAAGGATCTGGTAAGTTCCTCCCTCCTTTGTTTTTGCTTATCGTTTAACGATCCGTTGTCTTTCTCCTGCTTGGCTAGATTGGCCAGCTCGTTTTTTACCTTAGCCAATGAGCCTTGTTCTCGGATAAGCTTCGCCACATGCTGATCCAATGTCCCGTTTACCTTGGTGATCTCCTCGTTAAGGTTGTCATAAGCCGATCTCTGTTGGTTCACTTGGGCGGTAGCTTGCGTCTGGGCGGCAGACGGAGGAATTACCTCGACCGTTCTTTTGGTTTTTCCGGCCTCGGCGTTCATCTGCTCATATAACGCCTTATAGGATTGCGCAAGCCTAGCTATCTCTTGCTCTTGTCTCTTGCTATCATTGATAGCCGATTGGACTTGTTGGGCTTGCTCCTCCTTTAGCTTTCGTATCTGCTCGGTAAGCTCGTCGATCACCTTCTTTTGATCCTCTATCTGGGACAATATGACTTTCGATCTGGGATCATCCACATGGACATCCTTCAAGACCTTCTTTAGTTCCTCTATTTTCTTGATAGCCTCGTCTACTTGCTTGTAATTGGCAGTGATATCTATTGATATGGAAGACATAAACTTTTTTACCCAAAAGTATGTCTCATGGAGATAGTAAGGAAATGTAAATAAAAAAAGATTACAACAATCATCGTGATGTTGCAATCTTTTTTCAGAACCTTAGACGAATTAATCCAAAATCTGATTATATATACTATCTATAATTTAAGAACCTTGCAAAATTGAAAATAACCATATAGACTCTATTACTAAAGAAATTATAGCAATAACGATATAAGTATTACCTACTTTCTTTAAAATAGCCTTATCAGACTCTTCGGCGGGTATTGTCTTTGAAACAAAACTCTCATCGTACCCACAGAAACGTACACCATCCCTATATCTTCTATCAGACACATATAATGGAACAGGTACTAACTTTTTTACGTAAACAAACTTTTGTTTTTTTTTCTTTATTCCAACATATAAAAGATATAACATTATAAAAATAAAAAAGGGTTGAGCAAATAATAGTGCCAAAATGTACCAAAGAACTTTTTTTGAAGTAGAATTTTTACAAACATAAACATATCCATTCTCCCTATTTATCTCAACATCAATATTTCCTTGAATATATCTACCAGAATATTTTGATCCAGTATTTCTTATTGGAACTGAATGTTTATCACCATATATACTATTACTTACAACTTTGCCGCTATCCCTTCCTACTTGATTAACAGCAGAACGTATAAAACCTTTTCCTAATTGACTTATAAAGTTAGCCATATCTATTTATTTTAACGCACTAAACATTTCCTCAAAAACTTCGACCTCTGAGAATATATTATATAACTTAACAGTACTAGTATTTAGCCCCAACACTATATAATTCAAAGATACATCCTTTGATACAATCCTTGTGCAATAATACCATTTCCCAGACTTATTAGAATAGGGTAATTTGCTTACACGATTCACTACGCTGTCAATTTTTAATCTAAGATCACGTCCTTCATCATCATACTTTGTAATTATTATATTATTGCCATCTTTATATATTTTTCTATTCTTAGTATCTATAACCTTAGGGCTTTTATCGTTAGATATCATACAATTATATGTTAAACCATTTGCACTTTGCTGAGAATAAGCAAATGAGGATATAGCAACAAATAATAACAGTAGCACTTTCTTCATAACATTTGTGTTTAAATATTAATTTTTGACAAACATATAAAAAACAAACTACCATACCAAAATATCCAACAACTTTTTCTGGCCTTTAATCAATTCTTCCTCATAGTTATAATTTATATATCCAAATTATCTCATGAGACATCGATGAAGATCATAAAAAAAGACCGCCTTTCAGCGATCCGTCACCTTATCATGGTATTATTTACTCATCCTTACCATTTTCCATCGATAATGTTAAATCATTTCTTTTTCCCGAACAGCTCGGAGTGGCTTCCGATCCTGACAATTTCCACTATGTCAGACACCGCATCTATCCAAATAAGAAGAAAGTCGTTGCCTACATGACACTCCATACAGTTCTTGTAATTGCCTATCAACTCATGGGGCTTGTACTTGCTTGGAATGGATTCCCCTTTCTTTAGCTTGTCCAAGACTTCAAACAAGGCTTCCATCAGCTTGATGTTGCTGCGGTACTTCTTTAAGTCTTTCTTTGCCTTCGTACTGTAATGGATCGTTTTCATTCTATCTCGTCCAATGATTTCATGAAGGCATCAAAACTGCTTACGTCTATCGTCCCGGCATACTTTCCAGAACGAGCCTCGTTTATCGCCGCTATCGTTTCCTCGTTTGGCTCGGAGTATACAGCGTCCATCAAGGTGCTCTCCACAAAATTATTCAGGCTCCTGTTCGCTTTCTTGGCTTGTTCCTGCAATATTTGCAACAAGTCCTCACGTAAACGGAACGAGGTTTGCTTTCTTATTACTGCTTCCATATTACTTCTGTATTATATTGTATCGCAAAGGTAATGCATTATATGCAGAAAACAAACTTTCATGATTATTATTTAGAGATCATTGAATATAACATCATTCCACCTTTATCTTCAATAGATGCCCGCAATTAGGGCATTTATACCCACCATCGGTCTCTTTTTGTACTTCGGAGGGAGAAACAAACAATTGCCAAAAAGGGACGTTTAAGGCTGTGGCGATCGCATTCAGTGTATTTGCTGATGCTTCCTGTTTCCCATTGATGATATTATACAAACTTACACTTGACAAACCTATAACAGATGATAATTCTTTAGCTGTCAATCCTTTTTCTGAAAGAATATCTTTTATTCTATTTTCCATAAGCCAATACTTTATATGATTACACCGCAAATATAATGCGATTCTTTTTATTTGTAGCTATTGTATAAAGAATAACATTATTAAATAGTGTTAACCATAATGCAATTCTTTATTTTATTATTGTTGCATATAAAGTATTACATTATATTTGCATCATCAAAATAAAATAACAGTACAATGGCAACACAGAAATACAACAAGAGTGAGATCATGAAGGAAGCGCATAAGATCTATAGAGAGTGCAAAATATACGGACGTACATTCGGCTCGTGCCTTAAACAGGCTTGGGGATCGGCGAAAGCGATGGTGCAGCTTGCGGAAAAACGTGCGGCGTTTGCTAAGGAACTTGCGGAAAGATCCCATAATGTAAGACTTACTCATGTCGGTATGGCTAGCCTTTATGCTAACAGGGTTTATTCGGGTGATTGATATACATTAATAATATAAGGAATATGGAAACGATAGAGGTATTGAAGAACGTACAAAGGATTGCGTTGGAGTGTATGATCGGAAGGAAACCGGTACATATAAATGTAGGCGTTATGCCGGAGACGGGCGGTTTATGCGTCACCGTACAGGACAGGTCTCACGATGTGGTCTACATGGAGATGTTCAATGACTGGATGCCGGATCACAAGGAATGGAATAAAAAGACCTACGATAGATTCATGAGCGTAATTAGCGACATGACTTGCAGGCTTGCGGGATAACTCGAACGACGGGGAGAGGATCGGAAGTAGATGCCCCTCCGGTAATACGGCCGGAGGGATTTTACAACAATAGCTCCATTGTGGTGTTTCGAGCCTTGAAAAAATAGGCCACGGATTTTGTCATATATAATTTTGTGATATGAAAATGATCGCTCACGTGACGGTAGCGAAAGAAGATATTTAAGGGCATTGATTCCAGTTGCAGACCGTCACAATAGGCAACTTCAATCTTTGCCCTTCGCTTTTTACCTTGTCAAGCGAGACTGGTAATAAGCAGGTAGGACGGCATACACCGGGGTTCAAGTCCCCGGCTACCACTTCGGTCAAAATAAAATCCTCAAAGGTAGTGCTTGACCGAGCTACCAATGAGGATAGTATTAATCCTTTAACGGGACAAAGTTATGAAAAATAAAAATGAATTAGCAAAATATGATGCTAATATTTTAGAAAAAATCGGTAGAGACGAGGACAAGTTTTCTCTGAACGACTTGTGGATATTGGCAGGAAGCCCACAAAATAAAGATCCTAGACAATGGCAAAGACTTCCTCAAGCAGAAGAATATTTAAAGTCTGTAAGTAAGATTTTAAATGTGGGATTTTCACACATTATAAAATCCAAGAGAGGTAAAGGTGGTGGTACTTACGGTATTAAGCACGTAGTTCTTGAATACGCTCAATATCTAGATGCAGATTTAGGCGTATTGGTTAACGAGGTTTTCTTTCAACGTGTAGAAGAAGAGAAGAATCCCGATTTGATCGTTGATCGTGCCATAAACACATATAAAAGAAAAGGTAAAAATGAGCGATGGATTGCTCAAAGGATTCAAGGTAAAATATCCCGTAGCGCATTTACTAGTACACTAGCTTCCCATGGCGTGGAACGTGAAGGTTTCCGCAATTGTACAAATGCTATATATAGTCATTTGTATGGTGGTGGTACAAATGTAATACGTGAGAAGAAGAATCTTCCCAAAACAGCGAACATAAGAGATCATATGAGCATAGCTGAGTTGATGGCAGTGGGCCTTGCGGAAGCTTTAGCCTCCGAGGACATCGAGAAGAATGATCTAAGAGGTAACGGAAAATGTGAATTGGCTAGTGGAAAAGCATCCAAGATCGTAGCCAATGCAGTCATGGAACATAATAAACAAATTAAAATGATAGAAAGATGAGCAAACATAGAAGAAACAGATCAAATAAAATCATCCGTATGCCTTATTTAGCTAGTAAAGGTAATCTTAGATTTATCCAGACGGAAGATATGACACTAAATGAAGTCAAAGAGTGGGAAGGCAAGTACAAAACCGTTTCAATCAATTCAGATGATGGGGCTATTATTGAAATGCAAAAATCATATGTATACGGCATAGACAAAAAAGGACACAAGAGCATTAATCATGAAAGCACCGCATTATTTATTGCAGTATGCGACAATGTATGCGAAAAAGAGGTTACACTAGTTCTTTCCTCAAAAGAAGATGTAAGAAAATTACGAGACTATCTCAATAGATACCTAGAAGATAACCTATGATTAGATTTAGCATCACCAAAACCTTAACTATGATACCTGTGAACTATTAAATGATTGATTGAATATGAAAAATATAGTAGAATTATTGCGTATGTCGGAATTTGTTGTCATCTTTGCGATGCGAAACTTTTTTATGGGCATATATCATTGTGCATTTTTATTTGACTCTTATATACTGAAAATATATAGGCAGGCAGTGTCTAAGCTTTATCCCACAGTGTGGCGCATAAAGGAGTTTCGCAGCTTTAGGACACTGGCCTGCCTTTTTTGTTTTACAAATAAATTCATTGCGTAATGCGAAACTCCGATGGATTTTATTTGAACGGGAATAATAGTACCGTACAAGTAACGTTAGCTCACGACACGAGCGAAGTTCAAGTATTCAACTCTCCATTGTTTGGGGATATCCGTGTTATAACAGACGAAAACGGGAATCCGCTTTTCTGCGCATCTGATGTATGTAATCAACTCGGTTACTCAAATGGAAGAAAAGCGGTACAAGATCATGTCGATATAGAGGATGTAACGAAACGTGACACCCTTACAAAAGGAGGATTGCAATCAATGACTTACGTTAATGAAAGCGGCCTTTATGCCTTAATTCTATCAAGCAAAAGACCAGACGCTAAGTCTTATAAAAATTGGGTTACAAAAGATGTTCTACCAACCATTCGCAAAACAGGAGGTTACTACATTCAACACCAATTGCCTCAATCCTACGGCGAGGCCCTAATGCTAGCCGCACAACAACAGATGCAAATAGAGGAGCAACAGAAGAGGATAGAGCAAAAGCAAGAGGAGATAACGGAATTGAGAGCGGAGAACGTAGAGCTACAGAAGCAAAGCGAGTACACCCGTGTTATCTTGCAAAGCAAGCAAACAGTACTGGTCACCCAGATAGCGCAAGATTACGGGATGAGCGCAAGAAGGTTCAACGCCTTACTTCGTGATCTTGGCATACAGCACAAGGTTCGCAACCAATGGATTTTGTACGGTAAATACTTGAATAAAGGGTATGTTCACAGCGTCACCCACAACTACACTCACACAAACGGGAATCCCGATGTTAGCCTCAATACGGAATGGACACAAAAGGGACGTCTATTTCTGTATGAGGAATTAAAGATACATGGGATAATGCCACTCATAGAAAAAGGGAAGGCTAATTAATCCATTATTTAATGACGTATGACCAATATTACGCCTTTTCGTATAACATTAAATTCATGAGGAACAACGTATGAAAGACATAAACACGATACTAAACGAAATGCTTTTAACGTCCCAAAGGGACAAGAAGGCGATGGAGCGATTCAACCGGCAATCCTTGAAAATGGAGAGGCTTATCGATGAGCTGGAGAGGGCTTGCGGATTTAGCGGCACCAAGCCCAAGCCACATATGACCGTGTCGGTATACAACAACGGGAGGTCAAAGCATAGACAATTTGATCTCAAAGCGCTGAATACACACTTGATAGCCCAATAATAATGCGAGAAAGGATGTGTTGAGAAGACACATCCTTTCTATACAACCTCTTTATGTTTCTGTAAATATAAATCTCGAAGATATATACTCATTAATCGCACCAATGATTGTATAGAAACCTTGACCTCTTCACATTTTCCTGTTTCAGGATCGCATAATTCCATTTTTTCAGGGGAATAATATATAAAATGCTTTATGTCATTAAACATCTCATGACCAATATTCCTAAAGAGAGCATTAAGCGCACATTCCTCTACATCATAAGCGGTAACAGGATTATCCTTCTCCATTTCTTTAATAAGGAAATCCTTATTATTATCAATGGTCTCTTTTGCGTTAGAAGCATTAAATAACGCATTACCTAAAGGTGTCATTTTTAAAGGGCTTGCCTTTCTAGCCAATTTATCTATCATATCATTGTCAAATCTCATTATCCATTTATTTACCTCAACAACCATACCATTAGTTGATTCAACAGTATCATACAGACGGTCATACTTTTCGCTAAATTCTCGTAACAGATCTCTATGGGATTCACATGGAAGTTCATCTACTTTGTTTTTAGTATCTTCCAATTTTAAATGATACTTTGATATTTTCCATGTTACAAATATAGCTATTAAGATAACCGCAAACCATGGAGCATTGTTCAATAGGTATGTCAATATAGGTGCCATTGTCGTATTAGTTAGTAATTGAACTTATAGATATTTCATTCGACTGCTTATCATGTACAAATGTAACATCTTTTTTTATACAAAACACAATAATTGATTAAATGTTTAATAAAACACAAAATTAAGCGTAACTGATATAATATCAGTTACGCTTAGCTTATGATCCTAGTCATCAAATTTTTTATCCCCCGTTCCTTCTCGCTAACATATCCTTTCCGGACATTTTCACGACCTTTTTCCCATGACAGATACGGAGCTTGTCCTTTTGCATCATCAAAAGGTTTTGATAAGGGATAACCTCCATCACCTCATGGTAAGATAAATGTAAATTCTCCATGAACGTGGCTATCTGTCCGAACAACGTGTCATTACCTATCACCTCTGTTCCGCCGCCATTCTCGCTACGCTCTTCGCTAAGGCGGCAGAAACGAAAAAATCATCCACGTGTATTAACTTTATGATATCCTCGAAAATGGTTTTCAATTCCTCCAAGGTACAATTATCAAAATCGTTCGATAAACATGCGGATTTTCTCTCCCATTCCTCCACATCTCCAACGATAACGCATGATATTCCACGGCTGATATAACGGATATTATCCGGTACCATGAAAAGGGCATCTACCCAAGTGGCCTCGTTAGGTACAGATACCATTGAGAACCAAGTAATGGCCCTACATAATACCTTTATAGCCGGGGGATATACGGTTATGGCCTTCCCGTTGACGACCACGGTAGCGAACCTCCTCCCATTGATCGCCTCGCTTACTTTCTCTGCCGCTTTATTCATGTTGAAAAGATAAGGGAAGGTTAAATACCCTCCCGATTATATATCCAAGTTAAATAGAAGGATTGACTACGCTATCAGCCCACCAATATTCAGGATTAAGTTCTTTCGTCTCCGGCTCCATTGGAGTAGCAGCGACAGCCAAGCCGATAGCGCCGTCCGTATCGGCACCTCGGCCAACGATAGCCGCCTTTGGGAATACGATCCACACATCATCCTCAGTCTCTGCAATCACGCATTTATAGATCTCTTGATACCCTCGGGCTCTCTGCCACCCTGTAGCGGTAGCCGTTCCTCCTTGCAAATCCGCTTTCGTCTGGAAATCATATTGCCCAATAGTGAAGGAGACTTGAACGGAACCTTGTTCTTGGGTTTGTCTATAGGTATTCTTAGACAACTGGTTCTTGTACTCGGTCACGCTAGCCTCAGCCTCCTCATAACTCCAAGTATCTTGATGCACGTTAATGACCTCCGTCAAGGTTTCCCCGGACAAGAGGGTCTTTAATTTCGTGGGATCAAACGAAGAGTCCGTGATAACCGGACCATAATACAGTTTCTTGATACCCACGGCCATAATCTTTTCGTTAGCCATATCTTATCTCATTTTAAAATTAGCAACCTTAATAAATAATCTCACGTTAACGAAGAAAGAGTCCGTATCCGGATCTTCCTCCGTGGACAAGTCCTCTATCGAGTATTTTCCCCTATTACCGCCGTACTCAAAATAGCAAGACAAGAAATTTATCTCCGCTATCTGTTGAAGCTCGTTCAGCCTTGTATTATTAGGCGTCTTGTAGCCCATGGACTCCAAGCAAGGCACTAGGATATTGATATTAGCGTATCCCATGCTCCAAGGCGTATTGGACATCGTCCCCATGTGGACAACAATCCTTTCCGGAACCTTGCCCTTTTTATAGGGGGGATGCCTGTCCTTATATACAGGTATGCCGTAATAGACCTCCTTGAGCTTACGGTAAAGCAAATCCTTTATATCCTCGGTGGACATCATGGTTTAAGCAATTCTTTTATCTCTATCATAGCGCTATCCATAACGTCCAGCCCCTTGGCATTGACATAGCTAGCGTACCCCATACCGGCTACAACCACCATCGTATAACCATTCTTGGCAGAAGTTGCCAGTTCCGTAGCTAGCTTACGTCCCTCCTCGCTACCCAACGTTCCATCTCCGCTAGGCCCATTAGCCCAGAAATCGACATCCTTACCCTCCTTGGTGGTAAACTTAGCTCTTTGCATGTTAGGTCCGAACCCCGCAACTTTCTTGAAACCGCCCTCCCTTATAACCTTGCCGTTATAGGCTAGCACATAGCCTATCGAGCTTCTAAGGTTTCCAGTCCTATTAACGTATTGACCGCTTTTGACAGCCTTTTGGATAGCGGCCTCACCCGTTTGGACAAGTTTATTTATCACCTTATCGTCCAAGGATTTCAATTCCTGTTCCAAATCAGACAAATCAAACCTGACCTTTATATCCATATCTCTGAATAGTTTAGGAAGTTACACATAAGAGGCTTCAAAACCTCGCCTTCACCACGTATATTACCATCTTGATCCAAGACCCGGACCATAGTGCCTATAGGAATAAGATGTTTTCCCTTAATGACAACATGATAATCATAGACACGCATTTCACCGCCTACTCCAATCAGCTTACCGGCTCCGTTATCATCGCACCTACATGTTGACACTAGCTCCCAACATTCCGATCCCGATCCTTCCACAGGATTGCCATTATCGTCAATATCGGGTTCCTTGACAGCCTTTCGTTCTAATATGTGAGGAGCGTAATACATATCAATAATCCGTATAAGATGAGACTACCCCAAGACCGGAAGACACATCCGGGCTAACACCGTTCCGTTCGCACAGGAACAAATAATACCGCCGGAGGCCGTCCTTGTCCCAAGAGACAGAGAAGCCGCTCTCATTGACGCTATCCGGGCGCAACAGCAGCGACGGGATGATCTCTATCATCCCTGTCTCTACCTTGCCTATGGATTCACTAGACATCTCATCGTCCGGGGATAGCCCCGATTTGATGCTGAAATCCAGCATATCCGCCTCGGATAGATCTCCATAAGCCGAGAATTTATGCCCTATGTAGTCTCTTATCGTCATGCCTCCACCGTCAATGAGTAAATGCCATTAATCTCGGTAAGGACCGGCAAGGATAGCGATTGAGCCTTGGTAAACTCTACTCCATTCGAATTATCCGTCTCGCCCTTGCCCCATTGAGAGATACGAATCCGGCCATAATTAGAGTAAGTAACGCCCGGTTCCTGTCTCAACTCATTATCGGCGTAAGCGTTCTTGATGACACCTAATTTACCTGCCGGGACAAAGACGATATTCTTGTCATTCCAAGGCTTGTACTCGGATAGCTTGCCGTTGTCTTGGATACGGGTGATACGTCTCACTGTCTCTATGACAGGAAGGTCATTAGAGCGTAGGAACTCATTCAAACCGGACATCAAAAGGGGAGTGCCGGATTTGTCGGTCCCAAAAATGACCTGTTTCATCTTCCTGCTCTTAAGCAAATAAGACAATCTGGCCGGAGACATCAATATCTTATCAAACGTCACCTTGTCTTGGGCCGCATCCACGACACCTTGGATATCCTCGAAAGGATCGACGTTGTCCTTATTGGTATCCGTCCAGTCAAGAGTAACGCTAGCGATATTCTCGGGCGGCATCTTGTAATCAATAATACCACGTACCCCTCCTTCAGGGTTATTATTGGCATTAAAGGTAAATACCCCCTTGTTAGACAAGGCACCCAAGAAAATAATATCGAGCTTAGATTGTACGGATTTAACAACGGTAGATACGTTATTCCACATCAGATTAATGAGCTGCTGTGTCTTCTGGTCATCCGTCAACATCCTAGAGTCTAGGATCTGCAAGACCTTACGATACTCCTCGATCGGCATTGAGTAACTCATCTGGTGGGTAAGGACCTTTTGCTTCAAGGTCTCAAGCCCCTCCGTACCCAAGATCGGTTCCTTTCCCTTGGAATCAAGGGTAGCCGCCGCCACGCTCAAGTTGTATTGCCCGATCAGCTCCTCAAAATTAAGGCCGATAGTCGGGACATCCCAATCAAGATAACGCTCGTAGATATTCTGGTCAAACAAGCGCTTGCGAAGCTCCGTGGCAGCGTCAATACGAATCTGAACCTCTTTTGTCAGTTCGCCAAAAATAGAACTATAAACATCCATCGTTCACCTCCTTACTGTCTAATATACTTAATAGTGGGATTATTCTTCATGCTGAATCCCGTCAACCATGAGGAAGGGACTGGATAAGCCACATCCTTAAGGATAAGGACCTCATATCCCGCCGATACCGTCTGGAAAGACATATTCTTCGTATAGACAAACGTTGTCTCAACCACAGCGTCAGGCTCATCCGTTCCCACGGCAAGAATCGCCCCTTCTGTAGCTGATTCTACGGCGGCAGCCAATGTAACAACGTCATAATCAGCGTTACTTGAATCTACGGAACTCACGTTCTGCCCACCAATAGAATCTCCCTTGGCGACAAAGCTATCTTTCTCTATACGTGGCTTAGTGGTCGTTCCTCCGGTTAATACCTTAACAGCCTTACAGATCTTGCACTCCATGCGATCAAAGTCCAGCTTGATAGGAGTGCCTTTTCGCACGATTGTCCCTTCCGCCAACTCAGTGGTTAATTTGAAATCTCCGGGAAGGACTGCGCATTCCCCGCGCCAAAAGACGGGGAACGCTCCTTTAATCTTTGTTTTGTCAAATTCGATACCCATAATCTTTTACTTTAATTAGCGTCCGGCAATGATTTGGCCCAATCCTTAGCGAGCTCCTTGCTCTTTTCCTTGGACGTAGAGACAGAGAACGCCGAACCTTTTTCCTCTAATCCCTTTGCGACCTCATTTTGTCTCACCTTGGACAGATAAGTATCAATCGCGTTATCGTCCATATCGTCCGTTATAGCGAAGCCCTCCTCTATCCGTTCCTTTGAGATCTTAAGGCTCTTGGCCTTGTCAAGGATCAGATTGTGTCTTTCAGCACGTGCTTTCTCCTCCTTAGCTTTATCATTCTCGGAGGTCAAGAGCCGGATTTTCTCGTCCTGCTCCTCACGATACTTCTTGAACCAATCCGGTTCCTCGTTTTTATCTGGTTGCTGTTGCTGGCCGCCCCCCTTGCCTCTCAACTCTTCCAATTCCTTCTTGTAATTTGCGCTTTCAGTTCGCACCTTATCCAAGGAACTCTGGTAAGATTTCAACATTGATTCTTGCCCTGCTACCGCAGTTTCAAGATTATCGTCCGTAATCAGGCCAGTGGACCCCAATGATTCTGCCACGGACCTCAAAACATCCTCCGTTAACCCAAGATTTGAATACTTCTGTTTTAACTGCTGGAAAATCTTCTCTTTCATGCTATTACTTTTATTTTTCGCATAAAAGTATTGATACATAAGCTTGTAATAAAATAAAAACGGGTTATATACATGACAATAGACCGATTGTCACAAAAACAATAGGGCATGGCTATAAAATAACCACGCCCATTAAATTTAATGATATCAAGGTACGACTTAAACCGGTCTTATTCTTGAGTGGAATCATCCGGAGCTTGCGTCTTTTCTCGCTTCTCTTCTAATATCCGTCGAATCTCCTCCTCCGGCTTATCAGTCAAGGACAGCATGTCTACCGCCGTTTGAAGGGACACCAATCCTGACTCATAGAGTTTCGCTATCATATCTATTCTCTTATCCTTATCCTCGGCGAAAGGCTCGGAGAACTCATGTTGCAGGTCGAGCCTGCTTAACTCCTCTCTCATGCCGATATGAGTGACGTTCATCATGATAGCCAATATAAGATTCTTCTCACGGTCTATCAATATATCATATATCTCTTTCAAGTTATCCCTTTTCATGTATCCAAGGGCCAAGGCCCTTTTCAATGCCTCCCCGGATAATGTCCCAAGCCCCTTCATGTTCTCGTAACTGAAATCCGGGGTGAACGTATCGAATAGTATGCTTGATGACAGGTCTTTTTTCTCCGCCTCTTTCATCGTGGAATAATCGGGCGGAACGAGATACTCGGCAGCGCTTTTGTCCTTATCGGACATGGTGATAACCTCTCCTACCATATTAGATCCTCCCCCTACTATGCTCTGAATGACATCAGCGGTTAATTTCAATTTTGGATCGGAGAAATAATTATTGGAATCCGCCGCCTTGCTATCAACCGCTTCCTCTCTGTCTATACGCTTTTGCACCCCATACCATGCCTTGTTTTGACGATAGTAGATAACATTTATTTTACCCGAAGGATTAAGCAATGGCGTAACATCCCATCCGATATCCGCTCTCTTGCATCTATAGATGTATTCCGGGGTCTCTATATCAAAATGCTCTACGGACTTATCGCCCTCAAGCAACGTATATCCATAACCAAAAGCTATCATGTTATCCCATTGATCAAATAAAGGCCGCAATGTATATCCTTTTGATTTGGATATAACCTTAACCTTTACTTGGGGCATACCATTTTCCCTGTATATATGATAAACCTTAGCGCTCTCCGTCTCCGCCCCAGCCAAACGCTTGGCCTCCCGGATTGTCGTGTTGAATCGAGTATCACGGAGAAAATCACCGAATGCCCTGAAAGCCTTATCCGTATCATCCGATACAGCTTTCCACAAGATAGGCTGCCCGAGGAGAAAAAACAACTCGACCTCATTTATATACGCTTGCCTTCCTCTTGGCAATTTCTCCGTAATATACGGTTCTTGATTTTTCCTGTGCTTATTAGGACGTTTATTAACCTCATGGGATTCCGGGTTATACTCCAAGATCGCTTGGGAAACATCCCTGTCCCGGCATTGCATCATTGACATGGCCCGGCTTATATCCCTATCCTTGATAAGGCTGACAAAGTCCCTCTCCACTCCCAACGAGTTCAATATCTTGTTTTGGAAAACCTGAAATATAGCGTCTATGTAATTCATGTTAAAATCCTAACTCCTCCTTCGAGTACAGTCTTGTTGTTAATACTTTTCCTAGAAGCTTGCCTATCGTCCAATAACGTGCCCCATCGATAAGATGGTTATACCCGTCAATAGGCTCATTGATAAATTTACCGTCCTTGTTTTGGGCGTATACATAGTTCCTAAGCTCTTTTATCAAGTTTAAAGATCTCTTGGTGACACAAATCTTATACTCCATCATCTTGATAATACCTCCCATAACAGATCCCTTGTACTTGTCCGCAGGGTATATGATTATCCCCGCATTTGATATTTCTTGTATAAGCCTTGGATCGGCGCTGTCAGCGTAAACCACCAAGCCTAGGTCTTTCAATACCTTAATAATCTCCTTGGTTAACATATGGGTACGGTAACATTTCTCGTCAAGATATAACCTATCATCAACCAATCCGCATCTAACTATAGCGGTAGGGTCATAGCTATATCCAAAGTCAAGCCCTAACGCCACATGCTTGGCATAGGAAGGGAACTCGTCCACGATCTCGAAATCAGGGAACACCAACCCTTCGGCCATCGCCCGCTGCCCTAACCCATAAACCGCCCAAAGCACCTTATTCTTATTCTTCAATGACTCTATCTCATCGATGATTGTTTGCTCTAAAAAAGGATTGTCCTTATAAGTGGATATAAAATGATACGTCCTAGGGTCATTGTTCAGATCGCAAATCCAGTGCTCGTCACTGAACGACGGGTTATAATCAATGACAGAGAAAAGAGTGGTACGCATCACCAGTTGCTGCCACTCAAGATAAGATATCTCATTTCCCTCGTTACAATAAAGTATATCACGTTTCCTTCCTCTTATCTTCTGCTCATCATCCGTGGAAAAGAACTCCACGAATGATCCATTTGGGAACGAGTAAACCATCTCCGACTTGTTCATGCACCTATTATCCCATATACGGAACTTATCGATCATGATTTCCTTGAAATCCCGGAAGACAGATCCCTTCAGCGCCGGCAATGTCTTCCTCACGATAGATAGAGACAGCTTAGGGTTATGAAGGATATACGCTATAAGGAATATCAATATGTTATAAGTTTTACTGCTCCTTGAAGATCCTTGGGCAGATATGATCTTATAACCGCTATCCAAAGCGCCCTGTACCTCCGTATATATCCTAGTCGTCTGTATCACCATTGATAACGTCCTCCCTCTTGTCAATAACCTGAATAGTTATGGATTTATCCTCGCCATCTATATTGACCTCCGATTTGACAGGCGCATCCCATCCCATCATCTTCGAAAGGCGATCCAAAGCGTCTATCTTGGAATACATCTTTACCTCAAAGCCCTTATCCGTACTTTTGACCGATTGGATAGCTAATTGGAAAGACAAAGGCAGTTTAGACAAATCTTTTATCAAGAAGATCACATAGTTCTTTCCCCTCTTGATTTGCAACATATCCACGACATTAGCCCGTGCTATATTCTTAAGGATATCAATAGCCTCGTCTTTGGTTATATCCGATCTTCTTTGTAAATCAGCTTGCAACTCTTTTACCCTTACCGCTATCTTACCGTTGGCTAGAAGCTCGCAAGCCCTTATATTAATAGTCTCGGGTCTCATATTCTCGCAAGAATAAGCACGCCTATACGCCTCGGAAGCATTGCCTGATTCCAAGTAATAATTACAGAACTTCTCTTGCTTGATTGTCAATTTCATGTCTTTGCCTTGAATAAAGATCAAGACCAAAGTTATGTCATCGATATTTATGGTCATAAATAAAGAAAGGGCAATTCGTGACAACAGGTAGAATGTCACGAATTACCCCTAAAAAACCACAAAATTTATTTGGTCTTACCCAGCCGAATCGATATCTCAGAGAAAATACGCTCTATATCTTGCCTAAAGTACTTATACAATTGATAAGAAAAAACTATGCCATTGATATTGTTGGAAACGACTGTCTTCTCCTTAATCCCTAGCACGTTCCCTAGTTTTTCCCTCAACCCAGCCTTCATCTTACCGCCAGCCAAGGTCATAGGGGAATAAAGATATAATATTATGAATATGAATTTTTTCCTTTGCGGTACATTCCCTTTAGGGATTGGCTTTCCTCCGAGGGCTATCTCCTTGAACCACTCATATAGGGTATCGATCATACCCAAGTCAGTTAACACAGGTTTAGCGATCTCCGATTCACGCTCAGAGAGTCTGTACTTTTGCTCACGAATGGATTTGAGCTCAAAAATATTTGAAAACATATTTTCGTAACTTTAAGTTACGCACCTGTCCCGCAAATATAGCGAATAATATACATGGTAGCCAAGCTGTATCCATAAAATATGTTATTGATCATAATTGGGAGTTGAGAAGGAAAAACGTTATATTTGTCACGATGGAGAATTAAGACATCAAAAATCCTATAAAAAAACGCCTTTTACGTGTATTTTTACGTGTAGTAATAAAAACAACCTTGACAATCAGCAGATTACCAAGGCTGTTGTGGAGATGGAGAGACCATAACTTATACTGTCATACAGTATCAAACAATATCATATGCGTTCATGTTCAACGATTTCATGTGTTTTTAAACAGTCACTAAATATCATGTTATGTCATATGATGTCATGTTTTTTGCGTGTAAATTCGCGTAGTTACACGCAACACGTTTTTATCATGGAAATAAAGAGGAGCATAACGTTTGACGTAGAGAAAAGGAAGAAGGATGGGTTATTGATCGTAAAGAACGTACCTATCCGATGCATGGTTACGTTCAACCGGAACAGGATAACGTTTTTCACGGGGCATAGGATAGACGCAAGCAAGTTCGTCCCAGAGAAGGGCATCGTTAAAAACGGATGCTTCAACAAGGCCGGGGAAAGCTCTTCCGAGATAAATTCCGATCTTGACGATATACGTGCCACATTGCAAAACATATTCCGCCAATACGAGAGAGAGGGTGAGATGCCTAGCGCCAACGATATCAAGGAAAAGTTCAAGGTTGCGACAGGCCGGGTAAAAGAGGAAGAGAGGAAGCCGATATCCCTGTTCGATATCTACAAGGAGTTTATCGATACGGTAGGGAGGCAGAACGCATGGACGAAGACATCGCACTACAAACATAACTCGATCATGCACCTTCTGGAGGAGTTCAATCCACAGATCAAGTTCGATGACCTGTCGGAGGATACCTTGCAAGACTTCGTAGAGTTCTTAAGGGAATACAAGGGTATAAGGAATACCACGTTGAACAAGTACCTCCACTTTATAAGGCAATTCCTTTTATGGGCCGACGACAAGGGATACAACACGAGGAAGGACTATCGAAGGTTCAGCCCAAGGCTTAAAGGGGCTAACTTCGAGCTGAAGAAAGTCATATACTTGACATGGGAGGAATTGATGCGTATATATAATATGTATATAAAGGAAGGGACGTTATCCACAGTCCGGGACGTTTTCTGTTTCTGCTGCTTCACCGGTCTCCGTTACTCAGACGTATATAACTTAAGGAAGACCGATATCATTAACGGGAAGATTGATATCGTGACACAGAAGGACAGCGACAACATACAGATCGAGTTGAACAAGTACAGTAAATCAATACTTGATAAATACGAAGACATCGAGCTCAAGAACGGGAAGGCGCTGCCGGTCTTGTCCAATCAAAAATACAACATGCATCTAAAGGATCTCGGCAAGATGGCGGAGCTGGACTCCGAGATAACTGAGGTATGGTACGAGGGCAACAAGCGAATACAACAGACATTCCACAAGTGGGAACGGCTTACTACCCATGTCGCAAGGAAGACGTTTGTCGTCAACGCCCTCATGTTAGGCATCCCCCCTCAAGTCATCATGAGATGGACAGGGCACAACGACCTCAAGGCCATGAAACCTTACACTCATATAGTGGACAAGCTGAAGGAGGACGAGATGAGCAAGTTCGATAAGATATAATTTGTAGCAATATAATTATTTGATAGGTTAAAAGACATATTCATGATGGTATCTCCGATTTTTCACTAACCACATATCTAGTAAGAAACAATTTCTCGATATTCTTTTTTTTAGAATCTATGTCCTTATTACTCTTGTTAACTAATAGGTACACGCTTACATCTTTATATTCAATATGCTCAAACGTCTGATCTCCTATAGTCTCTGAAAAAAGCCATCGATATATTCTAAATCTTTGGTTGACTGAATCATCCTCCTCCTTTTTACTTTTGATATCTATAGTATTAGAAGCTTTTATAATAAAAGAGGAGGAAGGATAATCCTTAAGCAGCATTGGGATAAGGTTGACACATGTCATTAAAATACATAATGTACCCCTATATCTATTTTTATCCAATATTAAATGATACTTATTCTCACTTTTACTATTCTTGGCCGCATAAAACTTTATAGCTATTACATCCTCATGAAATTCAGCCCTAACGATATACTTAATTCTTTCTGGATCAGTTTTTGTAAAAAAAGAATAGACAAGACAAAAATCAAAAGCATCACGACTTTTCGGTTTCTCCTTTTGTATATATTTTAATTCGTAAGGATGAATACTCTCTAACATAATACTTATGGAACAATACGACAAGGACGTTCTCTACCTACGACATATTTCTTTCTGTCAACAATATTCCCCTCTCCCATCGAAAACATCACGCATCTCTTAGAACGAGATGAAATAGGTTTCCAACCCATCCTATCAGCCTTGGATCTAAGCTTAGAAGCTCTCACATTCGATTTTCGAGACATTGAATGTACTGTTAAATCAGCTTTCATACTTAAATAATGATATTTTATTACGTTACAAAGATACGTGATTAGCACACAGCAAAATAATAAAATCTCAAAAAAATATCAATAAATTCAAAATAAGAGCATAAAACACACGTTTTCAACACATATCTCTCCATAAACCAATATAGCTAAGGCCTAGTCTATTGTTCGATTTTTCGCATATAAAAAGTATAACGCCCGTGTTTTTTCTGACACGGGCGTGTTTTATTGGTCTATTTGACTTATTATCATATTTAATATCTCTATGTTGAAAATTCGCTCGAATCAACATTCCTACGTTTGACATAAAGGCATCGCTTGGATATCTCAGGATTCGCTATACCACGGTTATACACTCTTACCGTCATTACCACTTTTCTTTTCTCTAAAAACAAATCTTCCGTCAAACGAATAATCTGCTCTACTCTATCGTCATAATCGCCAACCATATTAATTAGATTTTTTAAGGTAATAATTAAACAGTACAGCGAAAAAGTTTGTTTTACAACGCCCACATGTTATTAAGCAGAATCTTTCTCTCCTTGCCGGTTCCCAGACCTCTCGTCTCTCTCTTGCTTCAACGACTCGGCCAACAGGCCTATGAGTTTCTCGATATTCCGGCTGTTCCTCTCGTTCGCCTCCGCGTTTTGCTTGCCTTGCGCCGTTAGATCATGTATGATATCTAGCAGTTCCCTTGGATTAAAGCCGTCAACTATTTCTTCCGGGATATCCACTGATCGTGCGGGTGGAACGTCAGAGGTTAGCATATCACCAACACCTGTAAGAAGCCAAACTTTATTATAATGAGGATATACAGATATTATTTTATCAGCAATCTCTTCAGATATTTTCTTAATCTTTCCTTTTTGAAGGTCATATATTTGAGTAGGTACAACCCCAACACTTTTCGCAAATGTTGCTGCTTTCAGACCTTCTCTATCAAGAATAGAACTAATTATTTCTGATGTTATTCTCATTCTACTTAATTTTATTATATAGTAAAAAACTATATATATTTATTCCTATATCAAATTACTAAAACGATTCCACAAATCAATATAAAAAACATTGAAATATAGATAAATACGATCAAATGTCTTACTTGCAAAATCTACTAGACATACATTTTTACATAATATCCATAAACGCCCAAAAGTTAAAAAAACTTTTTATATAGCATTTTACTCTATAATAGTTTGATTGTATAGTAAAATACTATATATTTGCATCATCATTCAATCACGCACAAAGATACGATAAAGATTGAAATAACGAAATGGCATAAACATGCCAAAATGATATAAGGTCCTTTAGCTCAGACGAACAGAGCGACGGTTTCCTAAACCGCAGGTCCCGGGTTTGAGTCCCGGAAGGGCCACTAAAAAAGAGTTCTTTGACTTATTGAATAAAATCCTTATCCCCATAAGAGGATATACGCAAGAGATATAGGTATGGCGAGTAAGGTTATGATAGGCGAAGATACCGGAAGGGATGATGATCCCCGCCCCCGATGTAGTTTGATCGGTTCCGGCGTTGGAGTCTACATATTTAATAATGTATATACAAAGGTTAGATATTACGTCGTGTCAGTGAAGTACGGATATTTCCGTATCGGTGTCAAACTGTCTATCTAACGCATAAGATACACTCCCCTACCCGTCTATGATTCGGGTTCGAAACCGTTGGAGGTTGTGGGGGAGCTATTATAAATAAAAAGGAAATGTAAATCATGCAGAAAAAAGTGGAAAGCAAAAGAAAGATCAGAGAAATGAAAGTATCTGAGAAACTATCATTCCCTATAGAAGTGTTGGAGACGGTTAGAAATAACGTGTCTCTGTTAAACGCTAAGTATTATAGAGAGGGAAGAAAATGGTCTTCCGTATCAAACAAGGAAGAAGGGATCGTTTATGTCAGACGCTTAACATGACAGATCATGGAAAGGGTATTCACCGAGTTAACCGAGGAATGTGATTACACGGCCCAGTATTACGCCGTGGGATTCGAGAAAAAGGAGATAGCCGAGAAAAAACACAGGTCGTTGCATACTATCATAAACCAGCTAAGGACGGCTTTCGAGATACTTGGCGTAAGGAACGGAAGGGAATTGGCCATAAAGCTATGCGAGAGACTGTGCGATATAAAGGCTAACGTAAATATACAACAGATGGTTCATTCAGCCGTGGCGTGCGTCTTGCTACTTATCCTTTGCGTGGATTCTCATCTGGAAATGAGGAGGGCAAGGCAAAGGTGCCGGTGCATAGCTAGAATAGAGATATCCTCTAGGGCTTTTAGAGGCTGTAGAGGGAGGAATATAACATTATAACAATAACAATATGGAGAATATAGCGGAATTACCGGCAACCCAAGTGACAGCCGGACAACTAGCGGACTTGATCATATCAAGGCTAGCCACCCAAAAAGAAGAAGATCCATCCCGGAAGTACGTGAGGGGACTAGATTCCTTGGCGAAATTGCTCCAAGTAAGTACATCCACCATAGCGAGATACAAGAAGAAGGGAATTTTCGGGGATGCCATAAAACAAAATGGCAAATATATCCTAGTGGACGTAAAGCTCGCTCAGGAAAGGTTCTTTTCCAAAAAGACGAGACCACATCATTAACAAGTCTTCCGGCTTATGGTCTTATCGCACCTGTGACGCATAAGCCGGAAGAATCTACTTATAATAAAATTCCCCTACCCGTCTATGATTCGGGTTCGAAACCGTTGGAGGTTGTGGGGGAGCGAACACTTTTAAATAATAACAACATGAATGAGATTTATTGGATCACAAGATTAGATGCCATACAAACGTTGGCGATAATCGCAGTATTTATCTTGGGAGTATTAACTTCCATAAGTATTATCGGATGGTTTGTTGATGATGATTTTGAAAACGAATCCAAGTTTAAGAACATGGCTATCAAATGTGCCGCCTATATATCAATCCCTATTTTTTTGCTAGTGTTCATCCCCTCTAAAAGGGATATGCTGATGATTATCGGAATAGGCGGAACTATAGAATATCTCAAGTCTAATGATACCGCCAAGGAGTTGCCGGATAAGGTTATCATGGCTATCGATAAGTTATTGGATGATACAATAGAGAAAGAAAATGAATAAAACCGATAGACCTATTAATAACCAAGTTAATCACATGAAAGAAAGAAGAATTCCACCCTAAGAATTACTTAGGGCAGGTAGCAAACCATGATCAGTTTTAATATTATTAGTTTAGCCGCACGATCAAGGCGTGCGTCCAATGTTAGATTGGATATCTTGTTTATTATTTATCTAGGGTTACAGAGGGTGCGAGTTCCCCCGGCTACCACGCTTAAATCACATTGCTAATTATTATACACTTCTCAACCAAGACCTTAATATACCGCCGTGAGGCAGGCAATTAGATATTAGTTATTACTAAACTGTGCCGGGGTGGGATTCCCCGGCAAACGCTCCCTTAGCTCAGTTAGTCGAGAGCATTCGCCTCATAAGCGAGAGGTCGCCGGTTCGAGTCCGGCAGGGAGCACGTTTCACCCCTAGGGGTGCTTATTCAAGCAATTATTTCACGAAAGTGCAACGCAGGTCTCCGTCCGTGAGGATATGAGGCCTTTCTTCCGAATTTTAAAAACAACAATATATATGGGACATGGCATTACAGGACGGATAAAGGAGATATCCAAGGCCGTCGTTAAACAAGTGATGAACACTTTAAGAATGGCGTTCATGGCGATATTGGTAGTGGCGGCTATACTGGCGTTAAGCTACTGGTTCGAGGACCCCTTGAAAAGGGCGGTCTTTTTACTCGGTGGTGCCAGTGTCATATTATATGTAATAATCAAGATATTGGCGGTAAAAAGCTATGGAGACGAGGAATGATTTCGGGGTGATATACGTGGTGCAAGCCCCTTCAAGGCCTAACCGATCCAAGAAGGACGATATCCTAGACGAATTAAAGACACTTAGCAAAGAAGAATTGATAGAGATAAGAAAAGACATTGTAGAACTAATAAACGATAAATAAAATGGCTGCTATAAAATCTTACAAAGGGTTTGACAAAAATTTAAAATGCCGGGGTTTTCAATATGAAATAGGTAAGGAATATGAGATGGATGGAGAGATCAAGGTGTGTAGCAGAGGGTTTCACGCTTGCGAAAGCCCATTAGAGGTCTTTGATCATTATTCCATGATAGGATCTAGGTTTTGCGAAGTAGAGCAAGACGGGAATATATCCAAGGAGGATAGAGGGACAAAAATTTGCTCATCGAAGATTAAAATAAAAGCAGAGTTAAAATTGGCTGACATGATCAATCTTGGAGTTGAGTGGCTAAAAGAGATCACATCGCCTGAAAAAATAAAAACGAGCATAAAGGATAATTCATCCGGCAACAATGCCCAGATCGGTTCGTCTGGCAACAATGCCAAGATTGGCTCGTCTGGCAAC